GTTGATGTCCAGGTGGTTGGTCGGTTCGTCGAGCAGCAGCACGTCCGGGTCCGAGAACAGCGCCTGGGCCAGCAGCACACGCAGCTTCCAGCCCGGCGCCACTTCGCTCATCGGGCCGAAGTGCTGGTCCAGCGGAATCCCCAGGCCCAGCAGCAGTTCACCGGCGCGCGATTCGGCGGTGTAACCGTCCATCTCGGCGAATTCGGTTTCCAGCTCGGCGACGGCCATGCCGTCTTCCTCGGTCATTTCTGGCAGCGAGTAGATACGATCGCGCTCGGCTTTGACCTTCCACAGCTGGCCGTGGCCCATGATCACCGTATCGATCACGGTGAATTCCTCGTAGGCGAACTGGTCCTGGCGCAGCTTGCCGAGGCGGGTGTTCGGCTCGAGCATGACCTGGCCACCGGACGGCTCAAGGTCGCCGCCGAGGATCTTCATGAAGGTCGACTTACCGCAACCGTTGGCGCCGATGAGGCCGTAGCGGTTGCCGTTGTTGAATTTGACGGAAACGTTTTCAAACAGCGGCTTGGAGCCGAACTGCATGGTGATGTTGGCGGTGGAGATCAAAGGGCTTACCTATCAGTAACTTACGACGCTGGGCTTTCAGCTGATACCGATTTGATACCAATCTTGAGTTTTTCCAGCTCGCTCCAGTCAGAGCTTGAGTTAAGCCAACGGGCATACGTCGACAGCAGCATCTGCACGCTGTGACCCAGCTGTTGGGCGATAAATGCGGGGTTGAGGCCGGACATTAAGCATATTGTCGCATAGGTGTGACGGCAGTTGTATGGGGGACGACGCCTGATCCCCAATTCATTGAGCACAGGCACCCACTGCTTGTGGAGGTCGGACGTCTGTTTCACGTACTCGGCGTTCTTCGATGGCGGGAACAGGAACGGCGTTTCGGTCACCGCCCCCTTACCATCTCTGCGGCGATCCGCGTATTGCCTGGCGAACTGGATAGCCCGTAAGGCCCTATCGTTCAGCAGCACGAAACGGTCCCGACCGGTTTTCGTCCTTTCCTCCACCTCGCCCAGGGCGACAGTCCTCTTGACGTGCACCGTCTTTCTTCCCATATCGATCACATCCCACCGTACCGCCAATGCCTCCGACAGGCGGAGGCCGGTGAAGAACATGAACTCGAACAGAGCGGCATAGATCAGGCTAGGCCAGTGCTTGTGCTGATACAGCTTGTTGATGATGCTATTGGCTTCCGCCAGGCTGAATGGGTCGATCTCCTTCTTCGACCGCTTCGGCAGTTCGATCAGCTCGGCGGGGTTCTTGACTAGCAGGCCCTCCCGAGTCGCTGCCGCAAGGATCGTCGACAATCGGGTGATCGCATTGCGCTTCACATTTGCCGAGGTCCATTCGGTTTCAATGATGACGCGGCGGAGGAGATTGGTCGTGATCAGGTCGACACGGACCATGGCAAGTCGCGGTACCCAGTAGAGGTTCAGGGCGCTTTTGTAGTTGTTGTGCGTACCTTGGGTGATTTCGCGGCTGTCTAGCCAGAGCTGAGCATATTCGCCAAAAGTCGGCTTACCGCCGACCGCAGCTTGCGAGCTGGGGAACAGTTCGGCGTATTTGTCTGGATCAAGCAGGCCGAGCTTGTTGAGGCTGGTTACCTGATCGCGAAGGCTGGATGCAGCCTTGATCCCTTTTTGTGTCGGGGGATAGGGGAGCGTTTCGCATCGACGGATACCGTCCCATGTGAAACGAATGCGGAGGGAGTTGCGGAAGATTTCGACCCCACGGGGTAAACCCATTGGCTTTCCAGCCATTCGTCATACCTCTTTTTGCTGTAAATGATCCGGCCGCCGTGCTTCATCCAGACGCCCGCGGGAATCTTCCCATCCAGGCGTCGGTGTTCTAGGGAGCGTTTAGTGCAGCCGATGAGTTCGGCCATTCGCTGCTCGGTGACCTTGTCTACGTCACTGGTGCTCTCGATATCCATGGGATGGTCTCCACGCCGCCGGTGGCGGCAGGTTGGTGGTCAGGCGGGGATATTCGCTAGCGCCCCATCAGCGATGCTGATGGCTGCCTGGGCGCCGCTGACGTAGGCCGGGTCGAAGCCGCCGGCGTAGTGAATCACTCGCTGGCAAGAATCCAGCTCTTTGCGAACTAGGCGCAGCGCGTGCACCAGCTCTTCCTGCAGGGCGCCCTCGGCTCGGCCGATGTCCCAGAACTCCTGACCCCAATGCCCAGCAGGCGGAGGGTTGCTGTTCTGCTTGCCGAAAGCCATGGCTCCGAGGATTGCGTCACAGAGCAGGCGCTTGTAGATGTTCTCGCCATCGAGGCCGAGGCCACCGCGACGACGCAGAGTGCTCACGACCTCGTCGACGTTGAGGCCGCTGTCCTTGAGCACAATGTCGAGCTGTGGCTTGCCGGGGGTGTAGATCACCAGTGCCAACTTGGCATCAGGCCAGAGGTCGGCGGCCAAGCGCTCCAGGCAGTCGTTCGCGGTGTGGTGGAAGCGTTCTGTTGCGGACATAGGTCATCCTCGCCCGCGCATGTCGGCGGGCTCATGTGATTAAATTGGAGCTCTAAAGGAGAGGTGATATGGGCAAGGAAACCAGGAAGCCGTTCGGCTACGTAGCGGTCACACTGATACCCACTGGTATCGGGTTTGTAATGGGCGGTCTGCTGTCAAAACAGCCTGCATTCATATACAGCGGCCTTGGCTTGGCTATACCGGGGGTGTTGCTGGCTGCGACGCACTTCTTGGCGGTGCGTCGGCGGGCTTGAGTTTTAGGGGATGCGGCTTTGCTTTTGGCTGCAATAGCGCTTTTAATCCACCCCTCACCATAACTAGAGGGATCTTGAAGTGAATGATTGGGTGGACTTTTTCGAGGATTTTCCGGAATACGACGATTCCGATCCTAGTAGCAAAAAAAAGGGGCCGGCTTTGGATAGGGAGCAGGTCCAGCACAGGAAGAACGAGAGGGACGAAGTTCAAGCAATGCTTGATGCCGCTCTTCTTCAGAATCCTCTGAAGAAAGTAAGGTAGTTCGAGCTTGGGCGTCCGCATTAATGGGTTGCGGACGCGACCAGTTCCTTCGGCACCTGGACGGTATCGCCGAGCTTGGCTTTGACCAGGCTTCGACAGAAGGCAATTAGCGCAGTTGGGCCGTAGCACCAGAACCCGGTCCTGCCTGGCCCAGAGCTGTAGCGGAAGTTCGCGTCGGCGAGGTGGGCCTCGTAGTGCAGCCCGCCGTTGTGCTTGTCGATCAGCGGGCCGCCCTGGTCCCAGTTAGTGGATGGTCGAAACCCGAAGCCTTCGGAGGCGCCGCGAATGCTCACGCTGGTGAAGACGCCCCGGGGACTGATAATCGTCAGGTGGTTTTCGGTGTCCTGCTTGTAGCCTTCGGCCATGGCCACTGCCCAGTCCAGCGGCGCACCGATTAGGTTCGATACCCTCACTTCGATCAGGTCGGTCATGGCGCCACCTGCTTGGCCTTGGCCGCTTTGGCGCGCTCGATGTTGCCGAACTTGCTCTTGCGCTGGATATCCTTGAAGGTGCGGCAACCGGACATGAACAGGGTTGAGTTCAGGTCTTTACGGCTCCGACCAACTTCCATTATCCCTTTCACACCGTGGCGGCAGAGCACGTATGCACTCTTGTAATCGCCACTGCGCAGCATCGTTGTGTAGAACGCTAGGCGCATTGCCAGGCGCCAACTGTCGCTGTCGTCGGACGGGCGCATGCGACGGGTGTAAAGCTGACCTTTACGATACTTGCTCACAGCTGATACCTCTCATCAATCCAGCGCCCAGGCGCCAGAGCGGGTGTAGGTTCGGGTTGGGTTTCGTGCGGGGAGAGCTGGCGCTGGTTGCCGGCCTGCAGCTGGCTGTCGGGGATGCAGCTGATGCCGACCCCATTCAACAAGTAGCAGGTGACGCCGCGCTGGCTGTCGTGCTGCACGTCGATGACGTTCTCGGTTGCGCTGGCGCCGGTGGCCAGCAGCAGGAGGCAGAGGGCGAGGCGGGTCATGGCTCGATCCTCTTGAATTCGACGACCCAGACCCAGGGGTTGCCATTCCATGATTCGTCGCCGTTGATGCTGCTCCAGATACACTCGAATAACTGCGAAGCGGTGAGCGTCTCGTCTGCGTCTGGTACGTGCCGAAGGAAATTCACACCTTCTGCTTCGGCTTGCTCCTCGGTGATGTCCTGCAGCAGCTCGACGCGCACCGCGGTGATTTCCAGCAGGATGCGGCTAGCCCAGCGCGGCATGTGGATCGATGGGCGCCCTCGGCCCTGCGAAACCATTGCGCATCCCGTCTGCCGGACGCTGCCATCTGCCGGATACAAAATTGGCTCGCCCTGGCTCAGATCGCGCGGTGCGATCGTGTCGAGTTGAGCATCTGCCAGCCAGGCCTCGCGCACCCACAGGCGGTCACCTGGCTGGCCGTACGGGCAGACAATTGGATGCTCGGTGCCGTTGGCATCCATGCAGCTCTCGTCAAAAGTGTGCATGGGGCGCCAAGACTCGTCTTCCTGCAGGTGAAGCTCGAAGCTGCTATCAGCGCTCCGCATGCTGGGCTTGATCTCGCGCCGGGTGACAGTCTTCTGGCCGTTTAGGATGGCGCGGACCATATGCCCGCTGAACAGGATCGGACGTTCCTTTGCTTGAGACATAGCTTCGCCTTGGCCGCCATATCGCGGCAGTAAGTTGTACAAAAAAATGAATGAGTAGAGGTTTTTAGCCCGGTGGTCCGATTCAGCTCACAGTTCGGCCTTTACCGGTTGTGCACTGGTACCGCTTCGCTATGGTGGTCTTTGGCCCTAAACAAAAAGACATCAGTCCTAGGAGGCGGCATGCGCATGCGCGGCGACGTTTATTGGCAGTGGTCGGACCCAACCCTGCACCACCGGGACCATGACGAAACTCTCGATGACGGTGCGTTTATCGATGTGCAGGTCCGGCTGTCTCGCACGGGCAACACGCAGATGTTCATCGGCGTCTATGCGGCCTCTGGCGTTGCGCTTCACGAGGAAGCTTTCGACTCCAGGCCAGGCGAATCGATGACCAGGGCATTGGCCTGGGGTGTAGGGCGTGCCCGCCGGATTGCCACCGAAGGCCTGTCTGCAACGGACAAGATTGCGGCCTGCTCGAAATAGAGGGGAGAGGGGTTACAGCTGGGTGGAGTACAAATGTGCTCCGGGGCGGTCTAGCCTTGTGCGCGCATGAATGCTGCCATGTCGCCCATTTGCTCGACGATGAAGCGCTCTTCATCAGCTGCGGCAGCGATGATCCTTTCTCGGCGCTTCTTGCAGAGTCGGCAGTCGACCATGGCCCAGTCGCCTGACAGCTCGGAGGACTCCCCTAGCCAGGTGCCGCAGGGGGCTTGCTCAATGTCATCCAGGTCGGTGAATGGTGCGAAGTGCGTCTTCACGACTTCACCTGCGGCTCTGCGCTGGCGAATAGCGTGGCGTCTATGCTAGATCCCCAGTCGTGTAGCAACTGTTCAGTAGGCATGACGCACCCATTGCAATGGTCGGCTATTTCACGCAGCAACTCCTAATGCTTGGCCAGCTGGGCGCGCAGCTCAGCTATAACTGCGGCCTTCGTGTCGCGATCAGCCTCTGCGTCACGCCTCAAGCGCCACTGCTCGGCACGCTCGTTTTCGATACGCTCAACCTCGCCAGGATCGGCGTGCCGGAATACTGGGAAAGGCCCCTCATACAGATCAGGGTTCAGCCTCGCATCTCTTCGCGCAAGGCCGAGAGTGCCGGCAAGACTGCCCCTCAGGGTCTTGGCCATCCACGCCACCGGCTCGCCCTGGTGCTGCTCGTCAGGCTCGATGCCGGACATCGGCCTCAGGCCAATCATAGGCAACCCAGTCGCCGCCGAATCCCGCTCCGCCTCTTCTTTGGTCCACCAGATGGCAGTACCAACCATCCAGGCTATAGGCTCAGGGTGAGGCTGCGAGGCTGGTGCAGCGGCGACCATCGCACACCATGTCGGGAAGATCCCGTTCACCTCCCGTGCTGCAGCCAGCATTTTGCGCGTGGGCTCGCGCGGCACGCTGACCATCTCGGTGTTCCTGGATCGGTTTTTTGTGGGCATAGGGGGACCTCGAATGTATATTCCCTTACTTGGATTAGACGGAGTGTTGCAGCGTGCACTCGATTACTCGTTGAGTTTCAAGAATTACGCGTCGAAAACTGACAGCGATAGATGTTGTATGGCAGATGTGATGGAGCATTTTTTGGTTGCCAAGGTGCAGTGTGCATTAGGATAGATTTGCATGCTCGTGTATTGGCTAGATCTGTAGTTGATTGTGGGGGCGTTTTTAGTGGTTAGTTCAAGTCGAGGTGTGTGGTGACTGTTGCGGAAAATGAAATGGAGAAGCATTCCGTTAATGTTTTTTTTGCAGATGCATCAATTAATCGTTTGCTAGAGAACGCATACTTAAGGTTGAGCGATAAAGATATTGAAGGTGATACAGATGATCTGGAATTGTTTATTGGTTCATTTGCGGCAAAGTTTTTAAGGTATCTTTATACCAGGCCAGAAGATTTTGATGAGCACTGCACTTATAATATTCAGGTTCTTGGTGATCAGCTTATTCGTAGTGCCAAAAAAATCGCAGCTGGAGATATGAGTGAGCTCGGCTCGGTGTTTGCTATCGCTTATAGATTTTTCGTCGAGTTTCAGCTGCGGTTTACGGGGCATTTGAATGACGAGATAGCTAGCTACCTAAGTAGGGTCGATGATTTTAATTACCCAAAAAATATCGAAAGCCAAATAAGGTACGCTCAGCATCGCATGTTGATCGGAGTTGCAAAGAGTTTTATATCGCATCCTAGAATTGGGGATGTGCGAAGTCTGGAAGCTCTTCTAGAACGCGCTAAAGAAGAAAGAGAGGCTGGCCAGGAGAAGCTTGAAAAAAGTCAGAATAAGGTTTCAGAGCTTGCTGCAACTCTTGAGAAGTATACGACAGCATTTAATTTTGTCGGCCTATATGATGCGTTCAGAGGTTTGCGAGAGCAGAAGCGTATCGAGGCTCGTAATGGGAGAATTTGGCTAGCTATTCTGGGGGCTTTTATGGTGATGCCTTTTGGCTTAAAGTTTTATGCAGTCATTTACCCTGGCCTTGGTTGGGGGCTTGATACCGCAGCTTACGTATCTTTTGTTGGTTTTGAATTGATCTTGACATATTTCTTTCGTGTTGGTCTTCATGGGTATCGAACCGTCCAGGCTCAGCTTATTCAAATAGATCTGCGCATGGCGTTGTGCCAATTTGTGCAAGAGTATGCCAACTATGCGAAGGATATGCAAAAGACCAGCCCTGGCACACTTGATAAATTTGATCAGCTAATTTTCAGCGGGATAGTCAATGATGAGCGTGCGATACCCTCAACTTTTGATGGAGTAGATCATCTGGCTAATCTCATTAGTAAAGTTAAATCTAAGTAGAAAATGACGTGCTCGAGGCGTTGCATGTTTTTCATGGGGCAACTTTCTTTGTGTCGGTAGATGACTTGATGCTGATTTGCTGTTACTTGGTGTTGAATACTCGGACCGGTAAAAATTTGGGACACTTTTAAGCACTTCCGCCGCCGGCTGCTGGATCCGAGGATCCCATGTTTTCGGTTAGGCCTAAGTTCTCGGCCAGCGAATCCCCGGAATGCCTGATTTGCTGCCAAGCCTATCGCGTGCAGCAGGGTGAGGCGATAAGGGTGTTTTGTGCCGGCACTTGGTCCCAACGTGCCTGATGCAGGTTCTGGCAAACGTGCTGCGTGTCGGGGTGGTTGGAGCTCTGCCATTCAAGAGTCACAGGCCAGTCGTTTTCCGCCCAGAGAACTTGGACGCCTGCGGCGCATGCGCCGGTGCTTCATCCGCCGAGGCCGGCGAACAGGTCGATTGCTGTGGTCATGAGGTATTCTTCACAGGTTCGCAGTGCGACGACTCGTCGTGCGGTTACCTAGGCTTGATGGGAGGCAGCGAATGCTGCAAGTTTTGAAAGTGGCTGCACCGGGTATCTCTTGTCTTTTCGCGCTCGTTTCCTGCTTCTGCTGGATGAGGTCCGCTACAGTGAAGGTCCGTTACTCGCCTGAGTATTACGCAGACAGGCTCGATACTCAGACTAAAATCGACAATACCGGTAAATACAGGGTTGATCTCAGAAGAACTGCCGAGGTCCGCGGGAAGTGGAATTCGGTTGCGGCTGCGGCTGCGTCCTTAGCAGCATTTTTCCAGGCGATAACTCTGGGCGTGGGCGACTGACCCTTGGCCCCTCAGTCACCACAGAAGCAGTCGATGTCTGTGTCCAGGTAGTCAAACTCGAAGTCGCCTTGCCGGGCGCGCTGATCAGCTGACCAGGCAAGGGACTTGTAGTTAGGGCGGTCCTGACGGAACACCTGTCTGAACCGTTCCTCCGTGCCAGACCACCAGATCACCTTGGACGGGTCTTCCTGAATGATCCTGATCAGCTTGGCCTCGTTCTTCTTCCAACACAGGTCGCAGTTGCCGAAATCCGAATCCATGCCCAGGTCGAAAGGCTGTTCGGCCCAGAAAGCCGCCACATCCTCCTTGATGATGCCGGCAACGTAGGAAGGGCAGACGCTATCCCAGCGCGCGTTGCCGCGCTCATTGGCAGTCATCATGCGGCTGTAGCGTCGCGGCTCGTCGTAGCGAATGCCGACGATGCAATCCCACTCGTCGTAGCCCAAGGCGCGCATGCGCTTCTCGCCGATCCTGACCTTCAGGTAGGCGGTGCACATGTTGTTGCTGAAGTTCGGCAGCACCGCGGGCAGGTTCTTCTCCGCTTTCCGATATGCCTGGTAGTACTCGAGCATCATGGTGAAGGGCTCTCCGTTGCGGCTGGCCGTCTCGAAGTCGACGATCTTGTACCAGGGCGCGTCGTCCGGCTGCCCGTACACCCGACACCACTCCATCCAGACGATGTTGACGCCCCAGTGCTTGGCCATGGCGTCGATAAAGACCAGCGTTTCCTCGCGCTCCTTGCCGGTGTTCTGGAAGAATGCGTGCACGTCTGCCGGTAGCTTGCCGCCGTGGGTCTCCAGAATTTTCCAGAGCATGTGCCCGCTGGTGCGGCCACCACTGACGCCGATCTGCGCCGGCCCAGTGATCTGGTAGGGGTTCATGGCGATCTCCGGTTGTCGTCTATCTCGGTGTTGCTGGATCGGTTTTCTGTGGGCATGGGGATACCTCGCGGGGTACATTTCGACTCCGCATGGATTGGGTTAGGTGTGAAAATGGGTGAAAAAAATCGATTTGGTCTAGATCGCTACGTCCCACAGGAAGTTCGTCGAGAAATTCGCTCTCGCTGTGGATTCGGATGTGTAATTTGCGGTTTGGCTTATTATGATTATGAGCATTTCGATCCGGCTTTTGCAGACGCTAAAGAGCATAATCCTAATGGGATGACGCTACTTTGCATGCAGTGCAACCAGAAGCGTGCCCGGGGAACTCTTTCTGTGGATACAGTGGCACGGGCAAATGCCTCTCCTAGATGTAAGCAGCAAGGGTATGCGTCAGAGTCTTTTGATTTTGGGCCTGATCCTATTAAGGTTATTCTTGGTGGAATAAATTTCACGGGGTGCGAGACTCTTATTAGAGTCGCAGGTGCAGATCTTTTAGCAATCCGGCCGCCGCTTGAGAGCGGTTCACCATTTCGTATGTCAGGGACGTTTTCCAACGAAAAAGGTGAGATAACCCTGCGTATTGATGACAACGTCTTCAGTGTCCATGAAGAAAATTGGGATGTAGAAGTTTCTGGCACTAAAATAACATTCCGCCGAGCCCTGGGTGATGTTGCGCTTCGTATTAGGCTGATGCCACCTTCGGCAATAGCGATTGAAAGGATGGATATGAAAATGGGGGGGTACCATTTTAAAGCTACGGAGTATGACTTCAAGTATTCGGGTGATGGCGTTTTCTGGAGCGACTTGAGTTTGATGGATGTTGAGTTTTGCGAGGTCGGTATGGAGTTTGATTGAAGGTTCCAACCCTCATCAAAGTTGAATCAAATTCAATTATGGGCAGCACAGCAGGGTCAGGCTGCTTTCATCAGGGCCTCAATGACGCGCTGTCCCGCGAGGGGCGGTACCGCGTTTCCGGCCATGTGCATGGTCAGCCGGTGGTTGTCCGGCCGTAGGGTGTCAGTCGGGAAGGACATTGCCGCCAGGGCCTCGCTTGCGCTGAGCATCCGCATGCGGTTGCCGTCAACAAGGGCCCATCGGTCCAGGGTGGTGATGGTGCCAATCGGCCGGTTGATGTCGCGGCCGGTGGTGCCGGAGCCTTTGCCGTAATAGGGCATGATGAAGCGGTCGCCGAAGCGCTGGCGGCCGTTGCGCACCCGGTCGAGCGTGGCCTGGGCCCGGCCTGGCTTCTCGATGGGCGACCAGCGGCCAGCATCGAAGTCGAGGAAGCTGGCGGCCGGCACGTGCCGCTCGCGGGGCAGTTGCAACATCAGCGGGGCCTTGCTGCGCGTCAGCACGATGAACAGGCGCACTCTGTGTTGCGGTACGCCCAGGTCGGCGCAGTCGACGATGTGCGGCGCGGCCTGATAGCCCAGCGCCTGGACGGCCTGTAGCCAGGCGGGATAGAGAACCCAGTCGGTGAACTCTGGCACGTTCTCGATCACTGCCGCCTGCGGCCGGTGGAACTCAAGAGCCGATACCGGCGCCCAGGCCGTCGAGCGTGATGCGTCGTGTTCTGGGTTTCCTGACTTCTTGCCGCGGGCCTTGGCGTGGCCCTGGCAGCAAGGCGAAGCCAGCATGATGTCGTGTGCCGGCACCTGCTCCCAGCGGGCCTGGTGCAAGTCTTGGCAGACGTGCTGCGTGTCGGGGTGGTTGGCGCTATGCCATTCAACGGCTACCGGCCAGTGGTTTGCCGCCCAGAGAACCTGGACGCCTGCGGCGCGCGCGCCGGTGCTCCATCCGCCCAGGCCGGCGAACAGGTCGATTGCTGTGGTCATGGAATTCCTCTTCGAGGGGTTGTTTGATATCGTGCGGTCCATTTTTCAGCTGATGGACCTGCAAATGGGCGAAATGTCGTTTTTCGGAGACCCGGTGTGGTGGGTCTCGGTAGTGGTAGTTGGGATCCTGATTAACTTCTTTTCCGCGTATGCCAAAGGGTGGCTGGATAGCGGTATGAGCAAGGTTTCAGAAAAATGGCGGCGATCTTCCGATAAGAGGAAAAACGCACAGCTGAAGAAGGTCGAAGAATTGGCTGCAAGTGAATATGCGCGGCTTAAGGCGATGGGCGTTGTAACTCATTCGCTGATTAGAGCTGTCAGTTTTCAAGTTTTAGCGTTCATTGGAATGTATTTGACCGTTGTGACAGAAAAAACCTTCACGAATTTGATATCCATCGGGATTGGAGCTGGCGCTATATTCTGTCTTGCAATGTCAATGGCTACCCTAATGATGGCCACGGGTGTAAAGAAAAACGTCGATGCGGCTGACAAGCTGAATGCTTCAAAGTAGGCCAAGCGGAGTTTTAGCTGTTTCGCTTTAGCTGATTGTTGAGTAGGGGAAGGCGCTGGCGGGCAGCGCAGGAGGTTCAGGCGGTTTTGCGCTGGTTGAGTACACGTTGGCGAGCGGCCTCGTACTCGCTGCTGACGATCTCGACCAAGCCGTCAACCTCGGTTTCGGCACATCCAAGGTTCAGGTAGGTAGCTCCGTCATGTTCGAAACACACGCCGCCGGCGAGCCAGATACCGCCGGTGTTCACTCCGATCGCGGTCCACATCTCGTCCTGATCTATGCTCGGCGGGCAGTGCTCTTTCCAGAGGTCGAGTAATCGTTGGTGCTCAGCCTTCTCGCTGGCGCGCACTTCCTTGTCGGTGCCCTCGGCGTGCTTCGCAGAGGTTCGTAGCGCGCGGTAGCCATACTGATCTGGTCGGCACCAATGAACGTCCAGCGAGGTGCTGGCGCTGAGCTTGATGCCGCCAACGTAGCTGCGCGTGCTGCTGAACATCGGCGAGGCGGCGCCGCCGAAGATCTGGCCCAGCTTCTCGCGCTGAGTAGTCCAGTCGCCCTTCTTGGCGTCCCAGGCGCGTACGGCGGCCAGGACTTTCGGGGATTTGGTCTTGTAGAAGTAGCTCATGGCTTTCTCCATGCATGCGCCGCCCTCCGTGGCCGGATGCGGCATGGGTGAGTTGGAATAGGAATTGCTCGGAGTGGACGAAGCACATCGAACGGGTATCACGACATGCTCCCGGAAGACCACTGGTTCATGTTTTTCGTAATCGCAGTCGTGGCGGCAGTTGATCTGGTAGCTGCCATGCTCTACCTGCGGTTTAAACCATGACACCCAACAGCGGGTACACAGGCACCCTCATGCGGGCATTGTCATGGTGGCAATTTGATTGGGAATGATGTTTCATTCGCCTCAATTTCATTTGAGGCCTGTTCAATGCGCTACGCGATAGCTGCTGCATGGATTGCACTGACATTCGTCACTTCGGTGAGTGCAACTGAAAGCAACAAAGCGCAGCGAGAAAAGATTGATCGCTGCTCAAACGCGGCCTTTCTCGCAGTTTCTGTGATTGAAAGGAATGCTGATGCCAGCAAGCAGCCAGATCTCCTACTTGAGGCATTCAAGGCGCTAAAGGCAAACCCAGCTCTCGGAGAGACAATGCCCTACGAGGGGGAGGTACTAGGGGCTTACACGGTTGCACTAAAAGTCGCCGAGGGCATGCAGAGACCATTCGATGCCCGCAAGCATGATTGGCTGATTGCACAATCGGCGTCAGCCTGCACCTTGTGGGTTCCTTACCCGAAATAAGGTTAAATCAGCTGTCCCCTGGATCCTGCGGAATCATCAGCATGCTCCTTTGGCTGAACTCCAGCGCCACTGATCACATTTCGCGGTCTGCGGCGCTGAGCTTGTTCACTTCGCGTCGAAGGTGCCTAGGGACAGCTTCGCGGCGGTGCCTACCTTGGTGTCGAGAACGGCTTTGAACTCCTGCGCAATGGCCTCGCGCTGCGCTTCTTCGCCGATCCAGCGCAGCTTCAGCACCGGTTGCGAGCCGCCGGTGATGACCGACACGCGCAGGCGGATCACTTGCTCGCCCAGCCCTTCGAACGGGATGACCTTGAAGTCCAGCCAGGCCGGCAGGGTTTCTTTGCTGCTGGCCTCGATCTGGTCCATGGTGCTGCGGCTGGCGCGAGTTTCACCGACTGCGTGATCGCTCTCCGACGAGGCCTTCACGGTGATGGTTCGAACCGCGGCGATCGCTTTGGCGATGCTCATGCTCTGGCCATTCTCATCGGTAGCGGACAGGTGCTGGTTCCAGTCTTCGATCCAGTCGCTCATGGACTTTTGCACCAGGCTCTGGCCGCACACCGCCTGAACGGCGGCGAAAGCAGCGGAAGCTTTGAGGCGCAGCACGGCGCGATCATCGGCATGGCCTGGCTCGTCGGCAGTACCGATGTTGAACAGCACGATGCAGCTCATGTTGTCTTGATCGATGAAGCCGCGCGCCGCTGGCGCCGAGCGCTCGACAACGTAGGCGCTGTAGTCAGCCAGCGAATGGGTGGCGTAGGTGCCACGGAAGCGATTTCGGCCCGCCTGGAAGCGCTCCAGGTCAACCACGTTGAAGTTCTGCGGGACGACGGCAACCTCTCCGAGGGCTGGCAGCGTGATGCCAGCTGCAGCGACGGCGTTTTCTTGGATCAGTTCGAGAGCTTCTTTGCTGAGGGACATGCGCTTTTCCTTGTAGGTGCTGAGAGTTACGAGCGTGGGTGTACAGGTGCTTCGTCACGAGTGAAGAGCTGGTCGTGCTTTTCCGGGAACAGAGAGATGTTGCCGCCGGTACCGACGTACATCGGCGTATCGAGGCTGGTGTTTTCGCTGCGTGTGCCGCGCTTGGTCGGCACTTTGTAGTCGAGCTTGTGCTTGATCTTTACCTGGTGGGAGTCGCCGATTTGGCTGAAGTCCAAGGTGATGGTGATCTTGCCAGCCTTGCCATGGTCGACGACGCCCGCGGCTACTTCCGACAGGGCGTGGCCAATCTGGCTGGCGAAGGCGCCGCCGTTGAGCTCCTGCAGGAATTCGGTTGTGTCAGTGGGCTTGGACATTGCTGCGTCTCCTGATGGACGATGCCGCTGGGCGGCAGATTGATGTGCTGCTGGCGCCGGCCGTGCCGGACGCGCGCGTTGATGCGTTTCATGCTGTGTTGGCTTCTCGCTTTTCGGCGGTGGTCGGGAAGTTGATCTCGAACTCCCGCAGCAGACGCTTTAGCTGCTTGTCGGAGATCTTCATCAGCCGAACCACCTGATATCTGGTCATGCAGAGGTTGCGGTAGGCGATGATCTGATCCGCTTTGTCCCTGTCGGCCGCCGGGTCGCTGAGCTTCTTGCCCAGGTTGCCCTTGCCGCGCCTTGGATCTCGCTTGAATTTGAATTGGCCGTCCAAGGCGTAACGGCTCAGGCAGCTCAATGACAGGCCGGTGTATGCAGCGGCTTCGGCATAAGTCATGAGCTTCGCCAGCTCACGCACCTCTTCAATGCGCATCTGGCGTCTTTCAGTGCGGGCATTCAGCGGAGCGGCTTGCGCTCGTGCCGGCTCAAGATCACGGTGCGCGCGACGCGGCACATAGCCTTTGGTCGGCAGGCTTTGCACCTGGCCGCCGTCGAGAAAGAAGCTGTCGATGCTCGCATTGAGCTGGGCTAGCACGGCACTGCGCTGGTCTTGATTTGGGCTGTCGATCATTGAAGTCCGCCTCCCTTGCTCGCCGCACCTGCCTCCATCGCGTTAACAAAGCGCATGACGGCCCGATAGGTGAAGGCGTAGCCCTGAACGGCGCCAGTGGAGATCTCCACCACATCCCATTTTCCGTCCTTGCCCGATGCCTGGTACCGCGGTGCGGGCTGGTTGACCTTGGCGTGCGCCTCGGCCCTCACTGACTTACTGCGCTCGAGCAAGGCCGCGAGCACGGCAAGCTTCTGCTCGAAAGCAGGGTGCATTGCTGTCTGCATGGGGTGATCCTCGGTAGGGTCAGGCGTGGTACTCGAAGGCCTCGGCCTTGCGAACGATTCGAACTTGGGCGGTGCGGCGCTCCGGCGCGCGACGGTCGCGGCGCATGGGGTCGCTCTCGTCGATCACCGCGTGCATGGTGATGAGCGCGGCCAGGGCGATGCAGATCGGGCTGATGATCTGTTGGCGCATGGCCTTGGTGACTGCTTCGATGCGGCGGCCGGCCTCCAGCTTGAACAGCGCGGCCTCGATTCGGTTGGCCACGGTGCCTGGGCTGACCGCCATCTGGCGGGCGATTTCTTTGGTGGTGAGGCCTTGGGCCACCCACAGCAATGCTTCGAGCTCACGGGGAGCCAGCGCCTTGCCGAGCTGGCCAATCCATGACCCGCAAGTGATCGTTTCCATGAAGTGTCCTCGGTGGGCTGCATTGGTCGTGACGCTCGCTGCCGTGTACCTCCCGGACCAGGGGAGGGCGAACGTCACGACCGATGCAGCCTGATGATGGGGAACCAGGTGGATCGGGCAGTTATCGTCAGGCTGACGTGCTACTGGTTGTCTAGTGGCCGGCGGCCAGCTCACCACTGCCCAGGTGACGGGCTTTGCGCTAGGCTGAGCGCTCTCACACAACACAGCCAGCAAAGGAGGGCGCAACCTTGGCAGTTTCCGTGGTTGCAAAATTCGTCGCAGACGAGTGGTTCAAAATCATGGCGATTCTTTGTTTCGTGATTTTCGTGGTGTCACTGACAGTAGAGCTGAGGGTCGACAACGTTCTAGTAGGCTTTTTCTCTCTGTCTGGATTGCTGTGGGGTATCGGTGAAATGGCATGTCGGCCATACCGAGAAATCTTGGTAGAGGACTTCGCCGGCCCGGGGTGGGGGAAGCTGTCGGGCAGACCGCGACGCCTCAATGCCCCAGGTTTGATCCTGTTCGTCCTATCAGTCGCAGTTGCTGCACTCGGATGTTTGCGAGGTTGGCCGATGGTATCGGCAATGATCTCGGCTGTTTGATTGGTGATTTCCTGTCTGGCCCTGTCGCCAAGGCCAGCCAGTGAAATCTGTTCTCTCCACCACTCACCGCTACCGAGTCGTCTCTCACCGGCGCCGCACATTTCATGTTCGATGCATTGCCAGTTTGTGTGAGTGGTTTCGCGTGCTTGCATGTGGAAGCACGGCAGCTATCCAGAGGCTGCGTGGTCGACGACTTAGCTTGTCCCGACCCAGGTAATGGCCTGGGTGCGTCGAGGTGGTCACGTCTGGTTGTATAAAGAGCGGTGGCCGGTGAGAGCCTCGGCAGTCCCTGGTGAGTGACTGCGTGTTGGTGTAAATATCACGCATCGTGTTTTCTAAGTCAACACAATGTGTGATTTATTTTGCCTGATGGTGTGTTGAGGATTTTCCCTGCGAGGCGAGTTCACGTTTCACGAGGCGTGATGTATGCTCATTGCAATAGCTGGATGGATATACAGTAAAGGAGATGGCTTATGTCCAAGCAGAAGAAGACGGCACCACAAGGACGCCAAGAGATGACCGGGGTAGAGCGGCTCGGGCTGCGGGTTTCGTCGATGATCAATCACCCCATTGCACAGTCTCAGCGCTGGGTGACGATCCATCGCCTGGACACGGATGGAGACATGGAGTGGGAGGAGGTGATGGGGCTGCTGTCCGAAACGCAGGAATTGGACCTGACGTTCAACGACGACGAAAGCGTGACGGTGAGGTGGGAGGCGCCGAGCGCCGAGGATCGTGACGACCTGGTCGTGGAGAGTGATTGGGAGGAGGAAAAGCTGGAGGAGGAGGCGCCTTTCTGACGGGTAAGAAAAAGCCCGCACTAGCGGGCCTTTTAGGATCAGCGAAGATGCTTCAGTGCTTCGTTCGTAGCAGCTTGCCCTGCTCGCAGCTCTTGGAGAAGATCGCTCATTTTTTCCATGTCAACTTTGGTCTGTTGACGGTCAGCTTCACGGTCTTCTTTAGCTTGCCTTTGCATTGATCGAATCTCATCAATCAAGGCTTTGGTTTGCTTGGTGTTTTCGGTTAGCGCAGCAGTTGTGCTTTCCAGTGGGCCAACAGCATCATCAAGCCTAGTGTAGCTCGACCATGTGTAGGCAAAAGATGCGCCAACCACGGCGAGCACCGCTGCTCCCATCCCGAGGAGAGGGAGGGTTACCGTAACGAATAGGTCTTTGCGGAACGCGGCCATGAGACTTAATGCTTCCTCGCTTTGAGCATCAGTATACACCCCAATTTTGATGCGAATCGCTTCATCCGAAATGGGGGCATTCACAGACGTATCAAAATTTTCTGTCACAAAAAAGGCGCCGCAGCGTGTGGCAACCTGTCGTACCAGTTGCGGAGCCTCTTCCAGTACCTCATAAACGGAGCGCGAAGTCATCGCTACGTTCATTTTTTGCGCTTATCCATCAGATTTCGCAGGAAGTGGGCGTTAAAAAGCGCTGCATGCCCGCATGTCATGCACGTGGCCACGTAGAACCACACCCCGATTTTCTGCATGTTAGGCACCGAGGCTGCGACTACGCCGCAGAGATTGTCGTCACTTGGCGCTGGCACTATCGAGTACTCCCCCTGATGACAAAAGCTGCACTTGCTGTCGGGGGCGATTTCATTGAGCAGCTCCGAGAGCTCAAATCCATCCGTGGTCAGTACCCGGTGCCTCTCGCTGCCAGGCTCTGCGTCTTGTGGCAGGCTGCCAACATCTTCGTCGTTGTCGCTCAAAACAAAGTCCTTGATTCCGAGGGGAGGCAAACGCAGGCGCGATGATGCCATAGTGATGCCTCAGGCGCATCATGTAAGATAAAGACAGGGCGCAGCAATACTTAGACTAAATGGGCATTCCACACCAATAACACCCGCGCCTGGATGTAAGTCTCGTCAACCCGGATGTCTTCAGGCGGATGATTGGTGTTGTCCGAGATCATCTTGAAATGCTCTCGACCCTTCTTCTGCAGGCGCTTGATGTACTGATGACCCTGGTGGGAGAAGTAGTAGATCCCGTCGCCAACGAATTCACGGATGCTGATGTCAACGACCAACGGGTCGCGGCTCTTGATGGTCGGTGCCATGGACTGACCGACACCTGTTATGAGCTTCAGATGGAAATGCTCTTTGAACTCGACCCCCATCTCTCGCAGGTGAGTAGGGCTGACCCGGATGTCCTGCAGCATTTCAGGGAAGTCGTGCGCTACTTCACCATCGCCCATTGCTCCGCGCACGTCGTAGTGAGCAATCCACACCTCATCGCCCACGAGGCCTGGCCGAACGAAGCCAGCCGCGACGACACTGCTGGCGCTCGGCTCCTCAGCCGCAGCAAGGAGGCGCTGACGGGCCTCTTCCGGAATGCCTTTGCCGCTCTTTGCGAGCATCTGCCTGACAAGATCAGTCGTACTCCGGACTGGCGCCGAAACCTCGGTCACTGCCGCAGAGCTCAGGAGTAGCTCGGATTGGTCGACTCCAAGGGCCGCTGCCATAGCGGCAATATCCGCCAGCGTTGGCTCTCGCGTACCGGCTTCATAGTTTCCGACGCGTGACTGCGATTTCCAGCCGCAAGCATCTGCCAGCTGGGCCTGGGACATTCCCGTCGCTTTTCTCAAGCGCTTAATGCGCTGGCTCAGTGATTCATTCATGCGCGGGATTTCATCACGAAATGAAATACACGGCTTTCACTTATTGTGATTGATATTAACACGATGCGTGTTTATCCTGAGTGCTAGTCATTGAGGAACCCCGAATGAACAACGTTCGCAAGATCCGGGTAGCTGCGGGGATTAGCCAAGCCCGTCTATGCCGGGAGCTCCGCTGGAACCAGTCGCGCCTGGCCAACTACGAGGCCGGGCGCCGGTGTGTCGGCCTGGATGCGGCCCGGAGGATTGTCGCTGCGCTGAACGGGCTAGGCGCCGAGTGCAGCCTTGACGATGTCTTCCCGCCAACGGCTCGCGACCCAGAAGCAGCCTGACATTTGAATCATTACTGATCTGGCACTGAGCCAGTAGATGGCCGAAACACCTGCTGATCCATCCAGTACCTGAATCGCAGGCATAAAAAAACCGGGTGGCAGCCCGGCTTCTTCAACAGCAGTTAATCGAGGTCGATTATGCACCGCATGGCCGATGCAGGCAATACCACGCATTCCACGTCACTTTTTGGCATTTCGCCAAATCTGACGCGTCAGGCTGTCAGTCATGGAGGGCGTTCGTAATGGCACGTATCCGCACCATAAAGCCTGAGTTCTGGACCAGTGAGCAGGTCATGGAGTGCTCGGCGATGGCTCGACTCCTGTTCATCGGGATCTGGAACTTCTGCGACGACGCAGGCAACCATCCGATGTCCCCCAAGACTATCAAGGCGCTCGTTTTCCCGGGAGACGACATCACTGCGTTAGCGGTGGAAGGGCTGCTCGCTGAGCTGGTATCGAACCGACTAATCACCATCTACGAGGCGGCATCGAAGCAGTACCTGCACGTCAACGGATGGCACCACCAGAAGATCGATAGACCCACTGTAAAGCACCCTGAATTCGTTGAACCTTCGCCGAGTGCTCGCCGAGAAGTCGGTGAAGGCTCGTCTAGCGGTGATCGAGGCCTCACCCCCGGAAGGGAAGGGAAGGGAAGTAATACACACTCTCCGCGTGAGCCGTTCGCGATGTTCCTGGATTGGATCCCTGACCAGGCTCAGCTTGAGGCTTACGCCAAGCGCTCAGGGGTAGCCATCGAGGAATTCTCGGAAAAGGCCATTTCGGGCTTTGTCGTCCATCACGACGCGAAGGGGCTGGCCAAAACCGAGAGCCAGTGGATCGCCGACTTGGTCGGCTGGAGAAAGCGCGACCTTGCGAATGCGGCGAAGGTCGTCCCTCTGAGGGCGGGACCTGGCGGCCTGCAGCTCGACGACAGTGACACGTCGTGGATTGAGCAGGGAAGCGCCCAATGAACCCAGTCGCAGTTGTGACTCATGGCCTGTGGGCCAAGGTTCAGTCCGGCCAGCACGTCTCTGCTGGATACGAGCTGCCAGATGACGTGAAGGCAGAACTCAACCAGAAGACAGCGAAGGTGATCAACGATCTGTTCCGTGATCTGCGATCGATCTGCACCGCCTGGAAGCAGGCTTGGCCAGACCAGGCCACATACGACGCGTCCAAGCAGCAATGGCTGACCGCTTTTCTTGAGGCCGGCATCTGCAATCCCGAGCAGTTGCAGTTTGGGCTGATGCGCTGCCGCCAGTCGGGTGCAGCGTTTATTCCGCCGCCCGGCGAGTTCATTCAGTGGTGTCAGCCGTCTCCAGAAATGCTCGGCCTTCCAGCCTTGGCGGCCGCTTTCCGCGAAGCGACTCGCAATGCACATCCTGCGACGGCTGGCAGGGGGAAGTGGAGTCATGACGCGGTCTGGCACGCGGCCAAGGAGTGCGGCTTTGAGAACCTCAACAAGCTGCCATCCGATGTCAACTCGAAGCTGTTCGAGCGCAACTACGCCATCGCGGTTCGTCGGCTTATGGCTGGTGAGCCGTTGCAGAAGATGCCCCTGGCACTTCCCGCCGAGGTTGCCGCCCGCCGTACCCCGCAAGTCGGAAATTCTGCCCTGGCAGCCATGCGTGCCCGTTTGGCGGGGCGCTGATCAATCAACCTGCAAGGAGGCGTCCCGTGCGCCAAACAAAACTGACCAAGGCCGCTCGCGGCCGGGAATGCCAGGTGCGCATTCCGGGCGTGTGCAACGGCAACCCCGAGACCACCGTCCTTGCGCACTACCGCCTGGCCGGTACCTGCGGCGTCGGCAAGAAACCGCACGACCTGCAAGGCGCCTGGTCCTGCAGCGCCTGCCACGATGCCTGTGATGGGCGCAGCCGGTCCGTGGACCGCGACACCGCCCGCCAGTACCACGCTGAAGGTGTTATGCGCACCCAGGCACTGCTGCTCCACGAAGGGGTGCTGATCGCATGAATAGCCAAATTCCCCCATTCCGCCATCCGGCCCGACCCAAGTCCGTCCGCGCCAAGCCCGTCGACCGGGAAGGGCAGGAGCAGGCCGCCCTGCTCGAAGAGATCCAGCTGCGCTATCCCGAGGTGTTCGAGCTGATCTATCACGTCCCGAACGGCGGTCACCGGCACAAGGGCGTGGCGCTGAAGCTCAAGGCTCAGGGCGTGAAGGCCGGCATCCCCGACCTGGTGCTGACCATGGCCCGCGGCGGGTACTTCGGTTTGTACATCGAATTCAAGGCGACCGTTGACCCGGCGCCTGTCTCGTCCAGCCAGCAAGCGTGCATTCGCCGGCTGAACGACCAAGGCTACCTGGCCGTTGTGTGTCAGGGGCATTTCGACGCCATGGAGTGCCTGAGGGCGTACCTGGCCCTGCCTAAAACGGAGGTTGCAGCATGACCAACACCGCCGCTGTGAAAATCAGCGATGCAGAGATTCGCCGGCAGGCCGCCGGCCAGGTGCGCGACCTGCGTGCCCTGGGCAATCACGGCCTGTATTTTCGGTTCCACCGTTCCCGTGAGCGCGGGTCCTGGTACCTGATCCACAAGGGTAAGTGGAACCTGATCGGCTCGTACCCAGAACTGAGCGCCGCCAAGGTGGCCGCGGCGCTGCCGGATATCCGTCTGCGACTGGAGGCTGGTGAAGGGTCGAGCTTATCGAGCTGGGTGCTGACTGGTGAGCTGCTGTCCTGGTTCGCTGAGCGCATGTCCCGTGACCGCAACCTGTCGGGCAAGCGCAAGAGCACGGCGGCGTCGGCTATCAAGCAGCACCTGGTGCCTCGCTTGGGCGAAATCCCGCTGGCCCAAATCGACAAGGCGCTGCTCGATCGCGAACTGATGTGGCCACTGCAAGAGTCGCTGTCGATCGATTACGTGCGCCTGGTGTTCCAGCTGCTGGCACTGGCCTTCCGGCAGGCCACCAAGCTGGGCCTGCTCAGCTCCAATCCCATGGCCGGCATTCGCTTTGGCGACTTCTCGAAGGCCAAGGTCACGGTCAAGCCGTCGCGGCTGCGCGGTGTGCACCTGGAAGACCTGATGTCGCGCATGAAGAGCACCCTGGCGAACCTCCCGCAGCATGGCGTACTGGCCCTGATGATGCTGTGCCACGGTACCCGGCTGGGTGAAACCCGACTGGCCCGCTGGAACCACATCAGCCTGGCCGAGCGGGAGTGGTTCATTCCTGCCGAGCACACCAAGACCGGCGTGCAGCACCGACTGCCACTGACCGACCAGGTGCGCTTCCTGTTGATGGCTTACCGCGAGATCCAGCGCAACCAGGGCTATGACGGCCAGTTCCTGTTCCCGGGCCGGCAGGGCAAGCCTTTGAGTGAAGCGAAGGCCTCTGCTGTGTTCACGGTCATGGGGCAAGGCGAATGGACCAGCCACGACCTACGCAAGCTGGCCCGTACCGGTTGGGCTGACCTGGGTGTTGACCACCTGGTGGGCGAGCTGCTGATCAACCATGCCATGGGCCACAACGTGAAGGTGTACATCCAGTCCGACGTGATGGCCCGCAAGCGTGAGGCGCTGGAGAAGTGGCACGCACACCTTGATCAGAAGGGTTTTGAGTCGGTTCACGGCTTGACCGGTGATAGATCAATGGATTCATGGACTCTCTCGCGGGCCGCAAAGCGTGCGGGTTTCGACGGACTTCCGGTATCCACCATAAGCGAGGATTCGAAATGACAGGGAAGCGCCACGGGCCATCCTTCAAGAAGCACATGATCAAGCTTGCCGAGTGCCCAGATTGCCAAGGTCGCGGGGTAGTACAGGGCGTTTTCCATGAGCTTGGCTGTGACACCTGCAGCGCCACGGGCTGGATTGATCGATGGACGAACCGGCCTATGCCACTGGAGGAGTTGGCAATCCAGTTGGGTATGAACCTGCGGGCAGTGCTCCGGCAGGTCGAGCAGTTGAAGAACCCTCAGGCATCCGGGCCTGAGGCCACATATCAGGGAAGCAACCGGCGCGGCGCCGGTGGCACCAACTACTCCGGGGATTGAGGGGAAGGACATGATTTACAGCAGCGTACTCGCGGCGGTCGTCTCGGCCCTAGCTGCAGAAGCGATCGACAACACCAGCAAGCAGGCTTGGCAGAAGCTATATGATCCAGGCAGTGAAGATGGCCACGACATGGCCATCCTGAGCCGATCGGTAGAGCGCGGCAAAATCAGTCGCTTGGATGCGGACTGCTGGGTGTTCGCCCGGCTGCACAGCCAGTTGAAGCCGAGGCACTGGGATGTACTTGTGGCAAAGTACAGCACGCATAAAGGGCGCAAGGTCCAATCGCTAGGTAGGCTCTGGCCCATAGTCGCCTCTCACGCTCCCAAGCTTTTCATCATCAGTGCTGTGACGGCTTGGGCTATTCCCAAGATGAAGGGGGCCGATGGAAAGCGCTCGAGCGATATCATCGTTCTGCCAGCCCAGTTCTACGACATGAACCGGTGGGACCCGGATGCTAGTCCTGAGCGCACCCGTCGCCGGTGGAGGGCGGGAATCGAAGTTGTTCTTGATGGGATGGTCGTTGAGGCCTTGGCTGAGGCGGGCGCGATTCTCACCCATGAGGGGCTATCCCTAGAAAATGCCGCTTGACATCAAATGGCCCCATGGCCGATCATTTATCCATCATGCGGTATCTGCGCTTTTTTAGGATAGAGTTGATGCTAGCCTCTGCCTTGTCGACACTCCTATCCGCCCCTCATGCTCTTCCAGCTGCGCTGTAAGTTCTTGGACCACAAGGATGTAAATGGATAACAAAACCATTCGGTGGCTCACGAGTCTATTGATAGGCTTGGCTACAGGCTTCATGGTCACTGGTGTAGCAACGCTTTCACTACTTGACAATACGAAACCTATGGTAATTGTCGCTGCTGCTACAATGTCAGTATCAAGTGTTTTCCTCATTGCGATCTCCTATGTGATCGCAGTTCAGGAGGTGGAAAAATGACGATTTGGATCATCCTGTTCTGGATTATAGGAGTGGGACTGATTATCGGCGTTGCCATTTACCGGGGCATCAAAAATGGTCCTACCAAATTCCCTGTATCTCCTATCGAGGAAATGCAGCGCGCTCAGGCACAAGCGAGTGCGGAGTCTGCCTCCGCATCCATACGTGAGATGCGTGCCGATATTGAGCGGTTGAATCGCAAGATTGAGGCGCTTCACCGCGATCTGGGTGACGTAGCCTCAAAGAAGGCTGAAAGCACGGTTGGACAGTTAACTGCTGAACAGATTAGGGAGATCCAGGAGCGGTTTACCTATCCGCCTGAAGTGGACAGCGTTCTGCATACTCACAAGCCCTATGCTTCGTTTTCAGCGGCGGGACCATGGGCCGAAGTCGCTATGGCAGGCTTGATCAGCCATTCAGAGTTAGTCCATTCCACGTCCTTCCAGTACCATGAACGCAGTGACAGTGAAAGGAAGAGTGACGACGAGCCCATCGTTCGGATAGCCAGAGAATAGACGCCCAATCATACAGTCATAAAGCCCGCCATTGAGCGGGCTTTTTTGTTTCAGCTTCCCGAAAGGGAGAATTGAGATGCCAAAAATGCCCGAGAAGGATCCTGGCCTGTGGGCCGCCGTGCTCGCCTGGGTGCTGGCTCACCAGCCTCAGCTGTATGCCGCTGGCCTGTCAGTCGCGATCGCTGCCCTTCGGGTGGTGTATGGCGGAGGCACCCGTCGGCAGATGATCTTGGAGGGCGCGCTCTGCGGCCTCATCACCTTAGCCCTAGTGCCACTGCTTGAATGGATGGGGTTGCCGCAGGGCATGGCCACCTTCGCAGGCGGCGCTGTTGGCTTCATGGGTGTTGAGAAGCTGCGCGGATACTCAGATCTGTTTATTTCCCGCAAGGCGCAGGGGTGACACATGTCGCTACTCGAGGCAGGCAAAAAGCCGAGCCCATACGGCTATCGATGGCAGCAGGCCCGCGAGGGGTGGTTGCGCAAGAACCCCCTCTGCGTTCGGTGCGAAAAGACGAGCCTGAACAGGGCAGCCACAGTCGTCGACCACATCACGCCACACCGAGGTGACATGACCCTTTTCTGGGATAGGGCGAACTGGCAGTCGCTTTGCACTAACTGCCACAGCTCCTACAAGCAGCGCCTGGAGAAGTCAGGGCGCGAGGCAGGGTGCGACGTCAGCGGGAGGCCGCTGGACCCCAGGCATCACTGGAATCGGCCCTCCTGAGGGCTTCCGGGCGGCGCGGGGCTCCATCCCAGGGCAGGGGGGGTGAAAAAGTTTTTTCGGAGGCCTTTCCTGACCGTTCGCCCCCCTCCGCGTGCAAAGCCGCGAAATGAAATGATTTTTTTTGAGAGCAGAAAATGGCCGGGAGACGACCTACACCGACGGAGCTGAAGCTTGTCAGAGGGAATCCCGGTAAGCGCCCGATCAACAAAAATGAGCCTCAGCCAGCTAAGCGCATTCCCAGTGCCCCAGATCACCTGAGCTCGGATGGCCAGGTGGCGTGGGGGCGGCTCACTGTGTTGCTGGACCGCATGGGGGTGCTTACCGAAGCCGATGGCTTTGCGCTTGAGCGCCTCTGCGATTGCTACTCCGAAATCCTTGCCCTGCGTGATGTGATTGATGCGCAGGGGCGGACTTACGAAACCACCAGCACCCAGGGCGAACTGGTGCTCAAGGCGAACCCGGCGGTGGCCATGTTGGCCGACGTAGACCGCCGCTTCAAAAGCTACCTGGTCGAATTCGGCCTGACACCGGCTGCGCGATCCAAGGTGCAAGTAAAAGACGATGAGCCAAAAGAAGACCAGTTCGCGGAGTTCTTCGGTTGACGACCCGGCAACGCAGTACGCCAAGGAAGTTCATTCCGGTGAGCGTGTCGCGGGGCCAGACATTCGAAATGCGTGTGCGCGCCATCTGCATGACCTGGAGGAGGGGCCGAAGCGCGGGCTGACCTGGGATTTGGCTGCGGCCAACAAAGCTATTCGCTTCTATCGCACAGTCCTCAAGTTGAACGGTGGGGAGTTTGAAGGGCTGCCGTTCGAGCTGTTGCCCTGGCAAAAATTCATTGTGGGCAGCATCTTCGGATGGAAGTCCAGTGACGGGTATCGCCGCTTCCGGGTCGTTTACGTCGAGAGCGGTAAGGGTTCGGGAAAATCGCCCTTGGCCGCCGGGGTGGGGCTGACCGGACTGATCGCGGACAACGAAGCACGCGCCGAGATCTACGCTGCCGCGACCAAAAAAGATCAGGCCATGATCCTGTTCCGGGATGCTGTGGCGATGGTGCAGCAATCTCCGGAGTTGACCAAGCGCCTGGTTTGCAGCGGCACCGGCCAGAACATTTGGAACCTGGCCTACCTCAAGTCAGGATCGTTTTTCAGACCGATCAGTTCGGATGATGGTCAGTCTGGTCCGCGGCCACACATGGCGCTCATCGACGAAGTGCACGAGCACAAGACCAACATGGTCGTGGAGATGATGCGAGCCGGCACCAAGAGCCGTAAACAGGCGCTCATTTTCATGATCACCAACAGCGGCTCGAACAAGCGCGGCCCTTGCTGGGAGTACCACGAGTATGGCTCTCGGGTTGCATCTGGGGCACTCACTGATGACGGATTCTTTGCCTACATCTGTTCGCTGGACGAGGGCGATGATCCTATTCAGGACGAAAGCTGCTGGTTCAAGTCCAACCCTTCGCTTCAGGATGCTGATCTTCCGGGCATGAAGTACTTGCGCGAACAGGTGACCGAAGCCCGGGGGATGCCGAGCAAGGAAGCCATGGTGCGGCGCCTCAACTTCTGCGAATGGACCGGCGCAGAGTCGCCATGGATCTCTTGGGATGTCTGGAGCCAGGCTGAAGAGCGCGTACCCATGTCGCTGTTGCGCAATCGCCCCAGCGTTGGCGGACTGGACCTATCCAGCACGACGGACCTGACATCATTTGTCCTGCTGTTCTATCCGACCTACGAGGATCCGCACTGGCGGCTGTTGCCGTATTTTTGGATTCCCGATCACGAACTCGACAAGCGCGAAGCCCGCGACAAAGTGCCTTATGCGGCATGGATTAAATCGCGGGATCTAGAAACGACGCCAGGGCGTGCCATCAGCAAGCTGCATGTGTTGCGTCGGCTGCAGACCATCTGTGACTTCTTCCAGGTGGACAAGATCGCGTTTGACCGCTGGCGGATCGAGGATATGCGGCAGCTGATGAGCGAGTACGACATCACATTGCCTGAGCTCGTGGAGTTCGGGCAGGGCTTCAAGGATATGGGGCCGGCGGTGGATGAGTTTGAGCGGCGGCTGCTCGGCATGATCGAGCCGCAACCAGAGGAAGAGGGTGGCGCGGCAGAGTTCTTCGATGATGCGCTGCCGGCCGAGGCGGTGGAGTCTCTGCGGCACGATGGCAATCCAGTAATGACCTGGTGTGCCGGTAACGCCGTGATTGTTTCCGATCCGGCAAACAACCGAAAGGCCGACAAGGCTAAAGCAACGGGCCGAATTGACGGAATCATTGCCGCGATCATGGCGACAGGTATTAGCGGGGCAGTGTCTTCCGGCAGCAGCGGCAGTTCCATTTACGACGAAGGAGTTGGGGTTTGAACACCATTGCAATTGCTGCGTGGGTCGCTGGACTGCTTGGCTTCGGCCTACTGGTCGCCGGCATCGCCCTGATCCATGTGCCCGCTGCGCTCATTTCTGCTGGACTGGGCCTGATCGGTTGGGCCTGGCTGGCGGACAAAGCTGCAGCTCGAGTACCCCTCAAACCCAGTCCAGAAGGAGGCTGATCATGTTCTTCAGCAATCTTCTCGGCGGCAGTGAAGGGCTGGTTTCGGATAGCGGCGGGGGCTTTTGGCGAGGCTTGATCGGCTCTAGTCGTTCGGCCGCGGGGGTGACGGTTACGCCGGATACGGCGCTAGCCATTACCGTCTTGCAAACTTGCGTCACCTTGCTGGCGGAGAGCGTGGGTCAGTTGCCGCTTGAGTTGTATCGCCGACTGGGTGATGGCAAGCGTGAGTCGGCTACGTCCCATCCGCTCTATGATGTTCTCCGTTATCAGCCAAACCCTTGGCAAACTCCTTATGAGTACCGAGAATCCGGCCAGCTCGCCCTGGGGCTGCGAGGGAACTGCTACAGCTTCATCGAACGCAACGACGACGGTTCGGTGAAGGCCCTGTATCCGCTGCGAAACGACAAGGTGGTGGTGCTCAAGGGCGGCGACCTACGTCCTGTCTACCGTATTGGCGGGCACGATCCGTTGCCCATGCGACTGATTCATCATGTGCGCTGGCACACAAAAAATCATTACACCGGCCTGTCTCCCGTTGAGCTGCATGCCGATGCCGTCGGCCTGGCGCAGGCGGTAAGACAGTACGCGGGCAAGTCATTTGCCAACGGCACTGCGGTGAGTGGTGTCATTGAGCGCCCGAAAGAGGCGCCGCCGATCAAGGAACAGTCCAGTATTGACCGCATCCTTGATCAGTGGGGCAATAAGTTCTCAGGTATCGACAACGCGAAAAAGGTCGCGATGCTGCAGGAAGGCATGACCTTCAAGGCCGTGTCGATGAACAACGTTGACGCCGAGCTGCTCGGCATTCTCAAGGCCACCGGACTCGACATCGCTCGGATCTACAAGATTCCGCCGCACATGATCAACGAGCTGGAGAAGGCCAGTTACAACAGCCTTGAACAGCTGCTGATCCAGTACGTGATCTTCGCCCTGATGCCCTGGGTGAAGCGCCACGAGCAGGCCATGATGCGCGACTTCCTGTTGCCGTCGGAGAGGCGGGATTACTTCATCGAGTTCAACCTGTCCGGCCTGCTGCGTGGCGACCAGAAAAGCCGCTACGACGCCTATGCAATTGGCAGGCAGTGGGGGTGGCTGTCGATCAACGACATCCGGCGCCTGGAAAACATGCCGCCCGTTGCCAACGGCGACAGCTATCTGCAGCCGCTCAACATGACCGACGTGGCCAACGGCCTGCCCGATATGAATAACCCAAACGTCCGCGCCCAGCTGGAACAGCAGCGTGACGACATCCTGAGGATGCTTGCCGCATGAAACGACATTTGCGCGCTGCCAGCTTGCTGTTCAATCAGCCGCTACTGACGACACCCGACATGCTGGACCTGGCAGTGCGCTGGGCCAATCAGACGATGAGCCTGAACATCGTCAACCTTAACATGGGCGGGGCTGCAGCCAACCCATCGATGTTCTATGACGACGATGACTACCAGGCCGAGCAGGGCCGCCGTGAAGAGCAACGGCGCGCCGCCATTGCCCAGACAGGTATCGAAGTGATCCCCGTTCATGGCGTGCTTGTTAGCCGCGGTAGCCACTTGAACGCCTGCGAGACCATGACCAGCTACGAAGGTCTGCGAGCAGCCCTGAACAAGGCGATTGCTGACCCCATGGTCGAGCACATTGTGCTCGACATTGACAGCCCAGGCGGCAGCGCGGTCGGCGCCTTCGAACTGGCGGCCGACATTCGCGCGGCAACCAAGATCAAGCCAATCACCGGCCTGGTCAACTTCATGGCGTACTCCGGGGGCTACCTGATTGCGTCTGCTTGCACCGAGGTCGTGGTCAGCATGACCTCCGGCGTGGGCTCCATCGGAGTAGTGGCCAGCCACATGGACCGCTCGAAGATGATCGAAGGCATGGGGGTAAAGGTCACGACAGTCTTTGCCGGCGCGCACAAGAATGACCTGAGCCCGAACGAACCTATTACCGAGCAATCTTTGCAGGTGCTGAACGAAGTCGTGCAGGAGAGCTATCAGCTGTTCACGACCCACGTTGCCGAATACCGAGGCCGCGACGTCGGCGACATCATCGCCACTGAGGCTGCCTGCTATCGCGGTTCATCCGCCATCGCGATTGGCTTGGCAGATCGCCTGGAGTCGCCGCAGCTTGCGGTAGACAACCTCTCGCGTGCGGTCGCCCTTAGTCGCGCGCAGCGCCAAGGCGCACAGCCACAACAGCGCATCAGCGTGAGGGCTACGGCCTTCGCCATTCAGTCTCAACTCTGACCGCGTTCGCGGCAGTGACCACGACCGCCTAACGGCGGTTTTTTTATGCCCAGGAGGCAGTATGTCCCTCGTAACTCAACTGCGTAGCGAACGCGCCACCATCAATGGTCAGATCCAGGCCCTGGCCCAGCTGGAGGGGGCCGGTACCGCACTGAGCGCAGAACAGCTCTCCCAGTTCGAGCAGCTCAGCACCCAGTTCAATCAGCTGACGGAGAAGCTTGCGCGCGCTGAGGCGGCCGAGCGTATGGCGACCGCGAGTGCGGTCCCCGTGAACGAAGGCGCTCAAGGGCTGAACGGCCCGCCCGGCAGTATCAGCGGTCCATTTGCAGCGAAGCCGGTGCCGGGTGCCAACATGGCGCAGATGGTCCGCGTGCTGGCCGCTTCCCGCGGCGATCAACAGGCAGCCGCGAAGTTGGCCGCCGACTCGGGCTACAACCCTGAAATCGCCATGGCGCTTAGCACCGTGACGCCAGGCGCCGGCGGGGTGCTGGTGCCGCAGAGTTTCTCCAGCGAAGTCATCGAGCTGCTCCGGCCAAAGTCGGTGGTTCGCAAGCTCGGGTCGGTTTCGCTGCCACTAGAAAATGGCAACCTCACTGTTCCGCGCATCAAGGGCGGTGCGGTGGTGGGGTACATCGGTACTGAGGAGGATATGCCTGCCACCGATATGCAGTTCGATGACCTCAAGTTGTCGTCGAAGAAGCTGGCGGCTCTTGTTCCGATCAGCAATGACCTGCTGGGGTACTCGGGTACCAACCCGAACGTGGATCGCCTGGTAGTGAATGATCTCACCGCCTCGGTAGCCCTGGCAGAAGACCTGTCCTTCCTGCGCGGTGCTGGTACCGGCAACCTGCCCAAGGGCCTGCGTTTTTGGGCGCCGGCCTTCAACGTGTTCGCAGCGCCGGCAGCTGTAACCCTGGAAGCAGTTGAGTTGGCGCTGTCCGCCCTGATTCTGCGCTTGGAGAACGCCAACTCCAACATGACCTCACCGGGGTTTGTCATGGCGCCCCGGACTAAGCGCTGGCTGGCTGCGCTGCGTGATGGCAACGGGAACAAGGCTTACCCGGAGCTGGATCAGAACATGCTGAAGGGCTTCCCAGTCGGCTCGACTACTCAGATCCCCATCAACCTGGGGGCCGAGGGCGATGCTTCGGAGATCCACTTCGCGGACTTTGCCGACTGCTTCATCGGTGAAGACGATGCCATGGTCATCGATTTCAGCAAGGAAGCCACCTACAAAGACGGCAGCGGCAACGTGATCAGTGCATTCCAACGCGATCAGACCCTCGTCCGCGTAATCGCCAAGCACGACTTCGGGCCGCGCCACGTTGAATCGGTCGCAGTGATGACCGGTGTCAAATGGGGTAGCACCCTGTAACGCAGTACGCCCGGTCCGCCGGGCACTCCTTTCCAAATTCCAGGAGCACCTCATGACCAAAGTAATTGTTACTTTTGACAAAAACTGGCGCGGCTATGCCGCTGGTGAAACTGCTGGCTTCGAATCAAATGTGGCCGAAGGGCTCATTGAGGCGGGCTATGCCAGCGAAGCGGGCAAGCAGGCGAAGAAAGCCAAACCTAACACTGGCTCCGCTGCCGCGCCAGGCAAAGATAATGGTGGCGACGCTACCGGCGCTGCGGGTAAGTCTGATGACTCAGCGGACTCTGACGGCAAGCCTTAATCATGGCACGCCGCATCGCTTACACGGGGGCGCCCGTGCTGACATTGGAGCAGGTGGCCTTTCAGTGCCGCGCTGAGCCAGAAGATCTGCAGCCCGAGCTGATCAATCAGATCATCATCCCAGGCGTTACAGCACAGGGGGAGTCGAGGACGGGCGCGGCAATACGAGAGGCGCTCTACGAAGAAGAATGGCCGGCGCACTATCCGTCAGGTCACTTTCTGGATGTCGGCCAGGCGGTCGCTGTCGAATCCGTCTTGCTCCTCGGCGCTATCGGCGCACCGGTGGAGTTCACAGGTGCAGTTGAGCTCATTCACGGTGGCAAGGAAAGCTACCTGGCATTTCCCGGCGGCCGACCTGAGGGCCGTCTGCGCATCCGCTACCGTGCAGGCGTTGACCTGCAGGCGCATCCTGGGGTTGTGAGCTGGCTGCTGATGGCTGCCGAAACGGCATTCGCCCAACGCGGGCTGTTGATTGTTGGCCAAACGCTGACCGAGGTTCCTTCGGGGTTTGTCGACCACTTACTGGCGGATATCACTGTTCCGCCGAGGTTCTGAGCATGGCTAGCTCGATAGGCACACGCGAGCCGGAATCCGGCGAGTTGGACCGGCGCATCACTATTCGGCTGCGCGAAGACCTGCCTGTTGAGGACGCAGATCTGGATGCGGTATTCACTCAGCCTCGTCACCGCTGGGCCAAGATCCGCGCCGTCGGCACAGCGGTCTACACCGACAGTGTCCAAACGGACGACACCATCACACATCGGATGTGGGTTCGACTGCTGGGCGGCGTCACGACCTCGCATGAGGTGGTGGCGGGCGGCGTGATCTACCGCGTCAAGCGCTGCGCCCCCTGGGGGGCAGGGAAGCGCTTCACCCTGATCGAAGTTGAAGAACTCGGCCAGCAGCAGGCAGGAGGAGGGATCTATGGCTAACTCGGCTTCCGTCGACGGCTACTTGCACATCGAGGGCTTCGACCAGTTCGGGCGTGAGATCTTTGACAAGAAACAGATCAGGAAAGGGATGCGCAAGGCTGGTCGCCTGGTCAGCCGCCGTGCCCAGCTGAACCTGGCCTTGGCCCGTGGACAAGACAACTACCCGGTCAGCCGAACCGGCAGGACCGTCGAGTCGATCACGTTCAAGGTCTCCCGGGCTGGTTTCCTGGTGAAGATTGCGCCGCGAAAGACCTCGTCCATGAAGGACTACTACCCGACCTACCTGCATTACGGCGTGAAGCAAGGGTCTCGCGTTCGTGGGCTCACATCCGGCAAGCGCCGCGGTAAGGGCGAACGTGCCGCAGCTCTCGCAGAGCGGGCTGCAAGCGGATGGCGCATCGCGCCACGGGCGAACTACATGGAAGACGCCCTGCAGGACGAAAAAGAGCAGGTCCAGTCGATCCTCAAAGCAGCCTTCGCCGCCGCGTTGCGCTGACCATCAGGCCTTTCGGGCCGGTAATCAGTATGAAAATCTCCCCCGTGATCGCGCATTTGCGCGAGTACTGCCCGAGCCTGGCTGACAGGATTTCGGGCGGCATCGACCTCGATGCCGTTAGCTCGTCCACGCTGCTGAAGAACCCCTCGGCCTATGTGATCGCCGCTGATGACAAAGCCGGCGAGAACAAGGCGCAGAACGCGGTCACTCAGGATATCGAGGATCGCTTTGAGGTGGTGTTCGCCATGGACACCAAGGACGAGCGCGGCCAGCAGGCCGCCGACTTGCTGCATGACTTTCGCAAAGAGCTGTGGCGGGCCTTGGTCGGCTGGCGACCTGGTGACGAGTACGACCCCATCGTCTACGACGGCGGCGGATTGGTGCTGATCAACCGTGCGCGGGTGGTCTACCGCTTCAGCTTCTCGGCTGGCTTCCAGCTGGGCCGCAACCGCGGCAGTGAGCCCGCTGAAACCTGGCACGAGTTCGAGCTTGATGGCCTCCCGCCGCTGAAGGGCATCGACTTCAGCCTGGACAGCCTGGATCCGAAAGACCCCAACCACACCTCGCCTGGGCCAGATGGTCGAGTCGACGTGCGCTTTTCCACCGAACTACCACAAGGGTAACCCCATGACTCTAATCACCGTGTATCCGGTAGACGGGCGCGTCACGCCCGACCCGGCCATGGGCGATGCGGTGCCGGCCGAAGGGCGCACCGTGGAACTCGATATCTACTGGCAGCGCCGCCTGAACGATGGCGACGTGACCGACGAAAAACCCGCCAAGGCGAAGGCCAAGGCCGCCATCGGGAGCGCTGAATAATGGCCGTCAGTTTCAACAGCATTCCCAGCGACCTCAAGGTGCCGCTGTTCTATGCCGAGGTCGACAACAGCCAGGCCAACACGGCCACCGGCGCAATGCCGCGGCTGATCGTCGGTCAGGTCAACGATGACGCCGTGGCCGCCGAAATCGGCAAGCTGACGCTGGTCCCCAGCCTGAGCTTGGCCAAGAGCATCGGCGGCGTCGGCTCGATGCTGGCCGAGATGTACGACACCTGGCGTGCCATCGACCCGGCCGGGGAGGTGTGGTGCCTGCCGGTGAAGGTCACCGGCACCAAGGCGACCGGCAAGGTGGCCGTCACGGGCACCGCCACTGCCGGCGGGCAGATCAACCTGTATGTAGCCGGGCAGCTTGTGCGAGCCACCATCGCCAATGGCGCCACGGCAGCGGCGACCGCCACGGCCATCGCTGCAGCGGTCAACGCGGCCGGCCTGTCGGTGTCGGCGGTGGCGGCGGCCGGTGAAGTCACCCTGACTTGCCGCTGGGCGGGCCTGAGCGGTAACGACATTCAGCTGCAGCTGAACCGGCAGGGACGCGCCAATGGCGAAATCACCCCGGCTGGGCTGACCGTTACCATCACGGCGCTGGCCGGCGGCGTGGGTACACCTGATCTGGCGGCCGCCATCGCGCTGCTGGGGGATGAGCCTTTCGAATTCCTGTGCGGGCCGTGGGCCGATGCCACCTCGCTGGATGCCTGGAAGTCGCTGATGAACGACAGCAGCGGCCGCTGGAGCTGGTCGCGGCAGCTGTATGGCCACGTCTACACGGGCGTGCGCGGCACGCTGGGCGAGCTGGTTGCCTTGGGCGACACCCGCAACGACGCGCACGTCACCGTGTACGGCTTTGAAAAGTCATGCCCGGACCCGGTATGGCGGCAGGTGGCCGCGTACGCGGCGCGGCAAGCCGTTTATATCTCGGCCGACCCGGCGCGGCCGACGCAAACCGGTGAGCTGAACGGCATCACCCCGGCGCCGGCGGGCGAGCGCTTCATGCTGACCGAACGCCAATCGCTGTTGAGCCACGGCATTGCCACGGCCTTCGCGCAAAGTGGTGCCCAGCGCATCGAGCGCGCCGTGACCACCTACCAGAAAAACGAGTACGGGCAGACCGACAACTCGTATCTGGACAGCGAAACGCTGCACCAGTCGGCCTACATCATCCGTTCCCTCAAGGGCCGGATTACCAGCAAGTACGGCCGGCACAAGCTGGCCAACGACGGTACGCGCTTCGGCGCCGGTCAGGCCATCGTCACCCCGGCGGTGATCCGCGCGGAACTGATCGCCGGCTACTTCATCCTTGAGCAGATGGGCATCGCGGAGAACTCCGACGCCTTCGCCAAGTACTTGGTGGTGGAGCGCTCCACCACCGATCCGACCCGCGTGAACGTGCTGTACCCGCCGGACCTGGTGAACCAGCTGCGGGTGTTCGCCCTGCAGTACCAGTTCCGCCTGCAGTATCAGGTGTAAGTCAAACCGATCCACCAAAGCCCGCCAATGTGCGGGCGTTTTTGTAGGAGACGCCCATGGGCAAGAAAGTCGCGGGCACCGTTTACATCAAGGTAGACGGAACCCAGTTCACCGTGACGGGTGGGGTCGAGGCCCCGCTGAGTGACAAAAAGCGCGAAACCGTCGCGCCGGGCTTCTTCAAGGAAGAAGACCTGCCGGGCTACGTGGTGGCCACTGTGGTCGCTGACCCTGACCTGCCAATCGCGCAGCTGATGGCGGCCACTGACGCCACCGTCACCGCCGAGCTTGGCAATGGCTGGGTCTACGTACTGTCCGGCGCGTACATCGTGGAAGAGCCGGCCGCCAAGGGCGATGACGGCACCATTGATTTCCGTTGGGAAGGCACCAAGGGGGTGTGGCAATGAAAGAAGTGATCAAGCTGTCCGCGCCTATTACGGCGCACGGTGTGGAAGTGACCCAGTTGGAGCTGCGCCGGCCCACCGTTGTAGAGGTGCGTCAGCTCAAAGTGTTGCCCTACAAGATTGACGGCGACGACTCGGTCTCCTTGGACATGGACGTGGCGGCCAAGTACATCGCTGTGTGCGGCCATATCCCGCCGTCGTCGGTCAACCAGCTGGATATTTCCGACCTGAACACCGCCGCCTGGGTGGTGGCTCGTTTTTTCTTGACGCCGGCGTCAGCGACGTTGACGGCCTGATTGCGGTTGCCTACGACCTCGCATGGGTCTGGAAATCAGACCCTGAGCAGGTGATGGGCCGGACGTTGGACGTGGTTCTGGAGGCCGTCATGCACAGCCAGCGCATAGCGGAAACGCTGAGGGGGGAGGATGGCTGACAAGTTCCAGCTCAAGGCGCTTATTACAGGCGTCGACAAGCTGTCACCGACCCTGGCGGGCGTGCGCAAAAACATTTCCGCGTTCCGCAAGAACCTGGAAAGCACCGGCCTCGGCAAGATCGGTTGGAGCGATATTGTTACCGGTGGGGCCATGGCGGCCCCGTTCATTGCCGGTGCGCGCGCGGCCATCGACTTTGAGTCGCAGATGGCCGATGTGCGCAAGGTGGTCGACTTCGATACGCCTGACCAGTTCAAGAAGATGGGCGACGACATCGGCCGGATGTCCGAGCGCTTACCCATGGCCGCGACAGATATTGCCAAGATCGTCGCGGCCGGCGGTCAATCGGGAATTGCCCGTGATGAGCTGCTGGGCTTTGCTGAAGCGGCGGTCAAGATGGGCATTGCCTTTGATCAGACCGCCGATGAAAGTGGCGACATGATGGCCAAGTGGCGGACCAGTTTCAAACTGACGCAAGGGGATGTTGAAACCCTGGCCGACAAGATCAACTACTTGGGTAACACCGGCCCGGCCAACACCAAACAGATTTCCGACATCGTCACCCGCATCGGTCCACTGGGCGAGATTGCCGGTCTGGCGTCGGGGCAGATTGCCGCGCTGGGCGCGACTATGGCTGGGGTGGGCGTTGAGCAGGACGTGGCCGCTACCGGTATCAAGAACTTCATGCTGGCCATGACCAAGGGATCGGCGGCCACCAAGGCCCAGGCCAACGCTTTCAAGGCGCTGCGGCTGGACTCGAAGATGGTATCCAAAGCCATGCAGGACGATGCCCAAGGCGCGGTGCTGGATATCCTCGATCGGATCAAAACCATCGACAAGGACAAGCAGGCGGGAATTCTATCCGAATTGTTCGGTACCGAGTCCATCACCGCGATTGCGCCGCTGCTGACCAACTTGGATCTGCTCAAGGGCAACTTGGCCAAGGTCGGGGACGCCTCTAAATACGCGGGCTCCATGGAGGGCGAATATTCCTCGCGGGCGGCTACCACGGCCAACAACATGCAACTGTTGCGTGGCAGTGTGATGAGTGTCGCCCGGGAGGTCGGCAATGCTTTGCTGCCGGGTATCAATGCGGTGGTTGACCAGCTACGCCCCTGGATATCGCAGGTAGCGGATTTGGTGCGCAATAACCCGCAACTGGTGCGTGGCATCGTCATTGCCGGGGCAGCGTTCACCGCACTGAGGGCAGCGGTGTTTGCTGCAATGGTGGTCACTCGCTTGTTAGGCGTGGCCTTTGCGGCAACGCCAATCGGCCTCATCGCCGTGGGCATCGCGGCAGCGGCCGGTCTGATCGTCGCCAACTGGGAGAAGGTCGGGCCGTTCTTCACTGCGCTGTGGGATTTGATCCGGGCGGCGGCGGTGCCAGTGATGGACATGATGAAGACCTTTTTCGAATGGACGCCATTAGGTCAGATCATCAAGTACTGGGGGCCAATCAGTGCCTGGTTCAAGAAGCTGTGGGTGGGCATAAAGCCTTACATTGAGCCGCTGCTGAAGTTCATGGGCATGGAGGATGGCGGGCCAGGCATCACCGCCAAGGTGACGCAAATGGCCGAAGCGCAGAGGCGCCGTAATGCGGGTGAAGGTGGTGGCACGGGTGATTTCCTGGTGGCTAATGCCGGCGTGAAGGTCAAGGCCGCCCAGGAGCAACGCGCCCAGCAATTCGGCATCACCCCCGGTGCGCTGCTGAAAGCGCCGGGTCAACTGCCCGATCCGGGCTCGCTGCTGCGGCAGTCTTCGGCGGCAGCCGGCAAGACCCAGTTGAACGGTGAGTTGCGTGTGCTGTTTGAGGGCGCACCGCCGGGCACGCGGCTGGAGGGGGCAAAGAGCAGTCAACCTGGCGTGACCGTAACGCCGCAGAACGTCGGCCGCCGAACCATGGGAGGTTCGCAATGAGTGAATGGCGTGATTTGCGCCGCGAGGCCTCGTTTCGCGGCGTGCCTTTTCTGGTCGACAGCGACAGTGTGCCGGTCGGCCGGCGTACCCAGTTGCATGAGTACCCGAAGCGCGATCAGCCCATGGTCGAGGACATGGGCCGGCAAACGCGGGAATACAAGTTTGAAGGCTTCGTGGCTGGCAGCGACTTCATCGCCCAGCGTGACCGCCTGCTGGACGCGCTGGACAAGCCCGGGCCGGGTGAGCTGATACACCCCTGGTTTGGGCGGCTGACCGTCACGGCCGGCAAGTGTGAAATCTCCCATGCGCGCAATGAGCTGGGCATGGTGCGGTTCAACTTGTCGTTCATCGACGGCATGTTGACCTTCCCGGTGCAGACGGTGAATACCCGCCGTCAGCTGATTGCCCATGTGCCGAGCTTGCTGGAGAGGATCAAGGCGCGCTTTGACGCGGTAATGGCCAAGGTCAATTGGGCGCGACAGCAAGTCAACAAGGTGCGCCGGGCCATTTCCAGCGCCTATGCCTTCGCTATCAACTTCCTCAAGCCGCTGACGTCCCTGGTGGCCGATGTGGGAGCGTTCGTGCAGTCGGTCATCAATGCCCCCGACGCCTTGGCAGCCAGCCTGCTGAGCGATCTGGCGAGCGTTGAACGCTGGTTCAGTGGGTACGGGTCAAGTGGTTCGCTGCATGCGTCCAAGAGCAAGGCGCAGGCCATCGTGGCGCTGTCTGCCGAGCGGCCCGCGACCGATGATCCTGACATTGCCCTGATCCAGTCCGCAGTCATTGGCCTGGTGCAGGACGCGGCCGTGGTCGACCTGCTGTTGAACATGGCCGAAGTTCCGGTGGCCAGCGTCCAGACCGTCGCGCAGCCGGCGGCGTTGAGCGTTCAGCTTGAGCAGCAAGGGGCGACAGTCGACGCCGCCGGCGCGATGGTCGCAGGGGTTCCGATAGCGGATGACATTATCGCGGCCAGGGACGCCATCAGTGAGGCGATGTGGGTTGTTGCGGGGGAAAGTACCCCGGAGCACTTCGGCGCGTTCAGTGACGCTCGTTTGGCCTTGGATCGGCATTTGACCCAAGTGGCCCGCAGCGGGGTTTGGCTGCGCCCGTATCAGCCGCGGCTAACGGTGTCGTCGCTGGTCCTGGCCCACCGCCTGTACGGCGATGCCCTGCGCAGCGCCGAAATCGTCTCGCGCAATGCGATTCGCCACCCGGGCTTTGTGCCTGCCGTAGAACTGCAAGTCGCCAAGAGTTAAGCCATGGAGCCAGATAACACCGTCACCCTGAGCGTTGGCGGGCACGACTACGCCGGTTGGAAAGACGTCAGCATCAGTGCCGGGCTGGAGCGCCAAGCGCGTGACTTCACGGTGTCGGTCACCTGGAAGTGGCCCGGCGGTAACGATGAGCCGGTGCGCATCCGCCAGGGTGAAGAGGTCGAGGTACGCATTGGCCAGGACCTGCTGCTGACAGGCTATGTGTTCAGCACGCCGATTAGCTATGACGCGGCCACCATCACCCTGAGCATTGCCGGGCGCTCGAAAACCGCCGACCTGGTGGACTGCGCGGCGATCAACTCGCCGGGCCAGTGGCGCGGGCAGAGCGTGCAGAAAATCGTGGAAGCCTTGGCCGGTGAATACGGCATCAAGGTTATCAACGAGGCCACGGTCACGCTGGGCCTGGATGATCACACCATCGAGCCCGGCGAAACCGCGTTCGAGAGTATCGACCGCTTGCTGACGCTCTCCCGACTGTTCAGCACGGACGATGGCCGGGGCCGGCTGGTAATTGCCTCCCCGGGCACCGCCGGCCTTGCGGTCGACGCGTTGGAACTGGGCAAGAACATTCTCACTGGTGACACCGCCCTGGACTTCTCCAACGTGTTTTCCGAGTACATCAGTCGCGGCCAGCGCAGCGGTACCGACGACTCGTTCGGGGTGGCGGCCTCTGAGGTCGAGGCGCGGTTAGACGATGACCGGGTGACCCGCCGGCGGGTGAAGGTGATCAGCCAGTCGGGGCAGCTGACCGACAAGATGGCTCGCGACCGCGTGCAGTGGGAGCGGGCCAACGCCCTGAGCAAGGCCATGACGCTCAACTACACCGTGCAGGGTTGGCGGCAGAGCACCGGCGAGCTGTGGCGGCACAACATGATTGTGCGGGTGATCGACCCGATGATTGGACTGGAGCGCGACATGCTCATCAGCGAAATCAGTTACGAGCTGGGCGAGTCGGGCACCCTCACGAAAATGACCGTGGCCCCGCCTGATGGCTTCCTGCCTGAGCCGAACGATGCCTACGAGAGCCGCAAGCTCAAGAAGGGCAAGAAAACCGACAACTTTGAATACCTCATTCCGGCGGACTACAAGCCATGAGAAACCCCTTAGCGAGCGTGCTGGCTCGCGGCGTGGTCGTGCTGGCCAACTCGGCGCGCAAGCTGCAGGCCCTGCAGCTGCGCATCACGGCCGGCGAGGTGAAAGACGACGTCGAGCACTTGGAACCCTACGGCCTAACTTCCTGCCCCTTGCCTGGAGCCGAAGCCCTGGTGGGCTTCATCAGTGATCGCAGTCACGGCGTGGTGATCATGGTGTCAGACCGGCGCTTTCGCCTGCAGGGCCTGCAACCCGGCGAAGTGGCGTTGTACACCGACCAAGGTGACAGCCTGGTGTTCAGGCGCGGCCGCGTGATCGAGGTCGACACCATGACGCTCAAGGTCAAGGCCGGCGAGTCGGTCGATTTTGACACGCCGGTCATCCGTACTACCGGCCGCATCGAGTCGGCCGGGGATCAGGTGGCCGGCGGCATCAGCCAGATTGAGCACGTCCATGACAACGTGCTCAACGGCCAAGGCAGCACCAATAAGCCGGTAGGGGGTGCGCCATGACGCGCGAAGACCTGCTGCGGCGCTCGGTGACCATCAGCCTATTCACCTGGCGTCGGGCCGCTGCAGACGACCCCGTGGATGACGCTGACCTGCAGGGCTGGTGGGGCGACTGCGCGCCTACGGTGGTGGGCGATCAGATCGGATCCCGGCTGTGGCTGTTGCGCCGCCGCACCATTACCCCGGACACCCTCAAGGACGCCCGCGACTACGCCGAAGAAGCGCTGCGCTGGATGACCGACGATGGAATCGTGACGGCCGTTACGGTCACGGTCGAGCGGCAAGGCATCGAGCGGGTCAACCTGCAGGTGGTGCTGACCGAGGCCAACGGCGAAACCTTGAAGCTGGCTTTTGAGGACACTTGGAGCTTGATCAATGCCGTATGAAATCCCCACGTTACCCGCGCTGATCGCCCGCACCGAAGCCGATTTTGAGCGTAACGCCCCGGATGCCCTGCGCCGGTCTGATGCCAAGGTGGCGGCCCGTGCGCTGAGTGGTACGGCGTTTGAGCTGTATGGGTACCTGCGCTGGATTGCCCTGCAGTCGAGCCCGGCCACCTGTGGCGATGAGATGCTGCGGCGCTGGGCGCAGTGGCGTCTGGAAGGCGGCCCCAACGATGCCACGGCCGCCAAAGGCAGCGCGGTGGTCACCGGCTCCAACGGCGCGCTGGTGGACGTCGGGGTGGTGTACCAGTCCAGCGATGGGCGCCGGTATGCGGTGACTGAAACCGCCGTGATCGTCGGCGGGTCCGCCACCCTCAAGCTGGCAGCAGAGGCTGTTGGGGCCTCGGGCAACATCGAGGCCGGCAGCCTCACGGCCACCCGGCCGGTGCTGGGGGTCAACTCGACGGCCGTTATCAGTAACGGCGGCATTGTCGGCGGTACCGATCAGGAAGAAACCGAGCCGCTGCGCGCGCGGGTCCAAGCGGCCTTCAAGAACCCCAGCAAGGTCGGCAACGGTGACGACTTTGTGGAATGGGCCTTGGAGATTCCAGGTGTTACCCGGGCCTGGGCGCTGCCCCGCTGGATGGGGCCGGGCACCTTTGGCCTGGCCTTCGTGCGTGACGGCGATCCCGACTTCATCCCCACGCAAGCCCAGGTGGATGAAATGCAGGCGCATCTTGAGAAGAAGCGCCCTGTCACGGCCGAGGTGTACGCACTGGCGCCGGCCCGTCGCCCGATCAACTTCAACATGCGTCTGGTGCCGGACAGCACCGCCCTGCGCGAATCGGTCAGCGCGGCGCTGGCTGACCTGATTCTGGAAGAGGGCGGCCCCGGGCAGGTGCTGCGGATTTCCCACATCCGCGCGGCCATCAGCAACACCCCCGCCGAAGAAGACTACGTGATGAGCCAGCCGGCCAGCGATGTGATGTTGGCGGCCAATGAAGTCGGGGTGCTGGGGACGATGAGCTGGCTTAACACCCTTCTGCTGGAAGACGGCAAACAACTTGCGACCGAAGACGGCTTCGCTCTGCTCACGGAGTAACCATGGAAAACTACAAGCCGATCTCCGCATTGGACCCTGCCAATGAAAGTTCGGAGGATGACCTGTATCCGACGGTACAGGGCGCAGGCACCAAGAAGCAGACCTTGCGAGGGATGCGCCAAGCGATCATTTCGGCCTGGAGCACACCTATCCGGTCGCTGCTCGGCGCTCAATCTGAAAGCCAGATCAAGGGCTCGCTGGGCCTTTCCAAGATCGACAACACCTCGGACGCGGAAAAGCCGGTCAGCACCGCGCAGCGGCAAGCCCTGGATGCCAAGGCCAGCGCGGAGGACATGACCAAGGCCCAACAGGCGGTGGATGTGCTGGGCCGCACCCGCGACGCGGTGTTTCGCAAATCGGTGTTCTTGGCGTTGCCGCAGCTGTTCCCCGACTACGTGTCGGCGTTCCAGTCGGTTGGCAGTCCCAGCCAGGGCAATATCTACCCTCAAGGCCATTGCTACGACGAACAAGGCCGGATCTACATCAAGTATGCCAACGGCAGCCGAGCGGTCATTGCCTGGTACGAGGCCAACGGCGCGTACGGTGGTTGGTTTCTGATCGCCCCAGGCGGTGAAAGCCTGGTGATCATTGCCGAAAACGGCGTTCGCCGGCTGTACAACAAGGCCGGCACGGATGGGCTGCATGCCTACGACATCAGCGTGCTGCCCACCAACGGCGCCACCGTGGCGGGGGTCAGCACCGGCCTTACCGGGGTTGGCCTGCAGTACGCCTATGACCGTGGCCGCTGGATCATCGAGCAGCTGCAGGTCGACATGGGCACGGAAGGTTCCCGCACCCGCTGGCTGGTGTACGACAAGAACTTTGTTCGTTGCAGTGAATTCTACGTTGCCAAGAACATTGTCGGCTGGCAGCTGCCGACCAACGCCCATTACAACTACGTGCCGAAATCTCAGGGCGTGGTGCTGCAGGGCGGCCGCGTGATATTCGGCCTGGGTGGCTCCTACATCCCTGAAACAGACGGGCCGGTGTCCATGCCGGTGGCTGCCGTGGGGGTGGCCGCCTGTGGGCTGGATGGCTCACTGCTGGAGTACGGCACGGTACGCGCTGATCAGCTGGTCGACCGACTGGCGGCCGAGGGTCATTACTGTGTGCGAATGGAATCGGAAGGCCTGAGCCTGCGGCCGGACGGCACTATCAGCCACCTTTTGCTGACGGCGCGCCCGAGCAGCCCCGGCGCGGACACTGGCGGCATTTTGCTGGTCACCGAGTACGACCCGCAGGGTGCCAGCTATGCCGACATTAGCGAACCCTACACGCCGTTCAGCATGGACCGGGCACTGACGGGCATCTTCCCGCGCGGCCCTGACGGGCGGATGTACGACCCGTTCACCGGGGCGGTGTTTTCCACCCTGCAGCAAATCCTGCGTTACATGGCCGACCTGCAGATGCCACGGTTCACCTGGTACTCGTCGGCGGTCAGCATCGCGCCGATGGGGGTGATTGAGTTCCCAACGTCAAGTCGGGTCGAGGTGTTCAACCAGAACAACGAAGCCTTTCTGGTGGTGGTGTGGACGTCGGCCAAAGAATTCGCGCCGTACTGGGTGAACCTTAAGGTCAACTCCACCGAGCTGCTGGGCACCCGCAGCGCTTACCTGCGCAATGGCTTTGTGGCGAATGGCGATGTGTTCGGCCGTATCCTGACGCCGCACCGCGACAGCAGCCAGGCCGATATCCTGGTGCTGCAGCAGACCAGCACACAGGAGGCCAACCTGGTAATCGTCGGCGGGGGTAGCACGGCGTTCACCGCCGCGACCCGCATCTGGTTCTACGCCGCGCTCAATGCCACGTCCAAAGTGGGCTTGAAGGTGGCCGAGATTTTCACCAACGGGCTCAACCCGGGCGAAGACAACGGCTTTGACCTGGGCGCCTTGCTCAAGCGCTGGCGAGAGGCGTTCATCACCAAGCTGACGCTGTTCGGCCCCATGCGTTTGGGCCAGTACACGGTGGACACACTGCCGGACCCCAGCCTGACCCCGAACTACATCCTTGATGCGGATGACGGGTATACCGGGATTCGCTCCTATCGTTCTACCGGCACGGCGTGGGAGCTGATCAACGCCCCCGACGCGCAGTTGCGCGACCGGGCCACGCACACCGGGTCTCAAGCGATCAGCACGGTAAGTGGCCTGCAGGGAGCTTTGGACGGCAAGCTGGCCAGCACCCAGCGCGGCGCGGCTAATGGCGTCGCCGCGCTGGATGCCATGGGCAAAGTGCCGGTAGCGCAGATGCCGCTGGATAACCTCACGCTTGGGGGCAGCCTGGGCGTCGGCGCCGCCCCGGTGGACCGCTTCTTGGTCAACCTGCGCGGCACCCCGACTGCGTTGCCCGCCGCAGGTAGTCAGTATGGCATGTTCTCGGCGGGTACTTACGGGGTCGTGTCGTTCTGTAGCGCCTATGGTGGAGTGGTGAACTTGGCCGCCCAGGCAGCGCCCGCCGTTGTCGCACTGACGGCGAACTTCACGTCAATCGCGCCCGGGCTGGGGGCCAATGTGACGGTAACGGAGCACGACGGGTTCCGCATGGACTCGGTGACCAGCACGGCCGTCACCATGGCCTGTGCTGCGCGCCTAAACCAAACCCTGCAGTCCGGCTATGAGCGTTGGAACGTGTACGCCGCCGGCAACGCGCCGAACTACATGAACGGCGATCTGCGGATCGGCACCACCACACAAAGCGGCTCGGACAAGCTGACCGTTTCGGGGCCTGCGCGCCTGAGCGGGGCTTTGCGCATCGGCCAGTACACCACCGCAACGATGCCTGATCCCGCGCTCTATCCTGGCTATCTGATCGAAGTGACAGACGCCCCCGGTGGCACCAAAACCTGCAAGTCGCACACGACGGCTTGGAAAATTCTCAACACCGATACAGTAGTGAGCTAACTATGGCTGAATTCAGCGAACAAACTTCCCTGTACGAAATCGTCGTGCGCGTCCAAGAGGACGGCAGCTATGGCGCCCATTACATGACTATTACCCGCTTCCGCCGTGACGGTGAAGTCTTCGGCGCCAAGGAAGGGTTACCAACGCCTTTGGTCGCCGGCAATGCCGAGGCGCTTGCACTGCTGGGCCAATACGTCGAATCGGCAGCCCTTGATACGTTGGCGGTCAATCAAGTGCTGCAGGCCCGCGTGATCGAGCTGGAGCAACAACAACAGGCCACCAGCGCCGAGCTGCAGCAAGCGCTGGAAGCCAACCAGGCACTGCAGGCCCGCGTGGCTGAGTTGGAACAGGCGCCGGTCGAAACGCCGCAGCCGGAGACTGACCCAGCGGAAGTGCTAGACGGCACGGTGTGACCGCCATGACGGTCGCACGCGAAGCGGACTACCTGCAGACGCTGCAGCAACTGCTGCCCCCCGGCCCGGCGTTCGACCTGGAGCAGCAGCCGGACTGGGCGCAGCTGCTGGCCGCGCTGGCCCCCGAGCTGGCCCGGGTCGACGCCGATGCCGAAGCCCTGCTGCTGGAATTCAACCCGGCCACCGCCACCGTGCTGCTGCCGGACTGGGAGGCCTACTTGGGCCTTCCCGATGCTTGCACGGTGTCGGGGTCGCAGACCCTGGAAGAGCGCCGGCAAACGGTCATCGACAAGCTGACCGCGAGCGGCGCGCCGCAGTTGAGCTATTACCGGCGCTTGGCCACCCGACTCGGCTTGACCATCGAAATCGAAGAGTATCGCCCGGCCCGGGTCGGGGTGGCGGCCACGGGCGATTTCCTCTACGGCGACGGCTGGCCGTGGTCGTGGGTCGCGTCGGCGCCGCTCGCGGCCTATGGCACCGCCAAGGCGGCTTCCCTGGACTGCCGGCTGCAGCTGGAGGCGCCCGAGTACACCGACGTGGTGATTGGCTACGGGCACGCCCAGGTCAAGGCGATTACCGCCCAGGTCGATGAGCTTTTCCACGCCATTCATTACGCGTTACCGGCCGCCGTGGCTGGGTTCGAGGGGATGTAGCATGCACAGGATTTCAAGTTGGACAGACCTGGTGTCGGCGGCCGGCGGGTTCCGTTACGGCAGCTTAGCCGCTGGGGCAGCACCCACGCCGCTCAAGGCGGAGTGGCTGAACATGGTGCAGGAGGAAATCGCCGGCGTGGTGCTCGGCGCCGGCATCGCCCTAGACAAGACCAAAACCGACCAGCTCAAGCAGGCAATCCAGAAGATGGTAGGCGACTACCTGCCGCTGTCGGGCGGCACCCTGGCGGGGTTGCTCAAGGCCACCAAAGGCGTGCGCACGGCCAAGGGATTGCCAGGCGATAATGCCAGCGAGGTCGGCTATGCCTTTGACGATGATGGCGATACCGGTCTGTTTGCCACGGGCGGCACCGCTGAGAACGGCTCAGATGTGGTGCTGCTGGTCGACCGCCGCGAGGTGGCCCGCTTCACCGGCAATGGCCGCATGACCTTTGACGGGGGCAACGAGCCGTACCACACCGGCAACAAGCCGACGATGCTGGACGTGGTGTATCCGGTGGGGTCGGTCTACCTGAACGCGAGCGTGGCCACCAGTCCCGCCATGCTGTTCGGCTTCGGTACTTGGTTGGCCTTGGCGCCCGGCCGCATGCTGATAGGTGCAGGCACCGGCACCGACGCCCGGGGCGATGTGCGGGCCTTCTCGGTTGGTGGTTCGGGCGGCGAGTACAGCCATGTACTGAGCAGCGCCGAAATGCCGGTCCACGCCCATGCCATGCCGCAGGGCTCGGACGTTCCGTCCGGCACCACCGGCCCGGTATACGCCTCGGGTGATGACGGCACGCGTGCGACCAAGCCGAACGACATACCCAACACCGGCGATGCCGGCGGCGGCCAGGCGCACAACAACTTGCCGCCTTACCTGACCGTGTACATGTGGAAACGAACCGCGTAGAGCCGGTTCGGCAAACAACCCGCTGAGGCGGGTTTTTTATTGCCTGGAGAAAAATATGACCGATGTTTCAGCGCTGGAAGCCTATGCCGGCCAGATGGCCGAAGCCGCTTCCCGCTCCAGGGCGGCGTCGCTCAAGCAACACACCTACGTGCACGGCAACGACCAGACCGACGTGGCCACCGAAAGCGGCCCGGTACCGAGTCTGGCCAAGCAGGCGCGGCTGTCGGCCGAGGGCACTGCCGCCTTGCGCGGAGACTTGAAGGCACCCACCGGCGCCGGTGAAGTCGGCAGCGAATCCGGCTTGGGCGTTCAGGGTGATATCAAGCTGCTGCAGACCCTCAACATGCATTCAATGCAGCAGAAGAATAGCCGGCCCATGGAGCTGGTCGCGCACCGTGGCTTCATGACTCAGGCCCCGCAGAATACCGCGTTGGCCTTCTCGTCAGCGCTGAGCAGCGGCGCCGACGCGCTGGAGTGTGACGTGGCGGTCAGCGCCGACGGTGAGTACTACCTGTTCCACGACACCACCGTGGACAACCTGACCACGGGCACCGGCACGTTTACCACACTGACGTCGGCCTACCTCGACAGCCTGGAAATGAAGGACGGGCAGGGCACCCGCTTCGCGCCCGTGCGGTTGTCGCGCTTCTCCGAGTACCTGGAGATTGCCCGCACGGCCGGCACGTTCATCTACCCGGAGTTCAAGCGTTACCGTAACACCGCCGACCTGGTGGGCATGGTGGCCATGATCGTGTACGCGCAGATGGACAGTGCCTGCTGCATGTCCTCGTTCAACATGAACATTCTGCGGCAGACCCGCGCACTCAACCCCAACATGGAGCTGGGCCTGCTCGGCGTGTCCACCAACGTCGACGAGGTGAAAGGCTACATCGACCAGATGGTTGACCTGGGCAAACTGGTGTTGATTTGGGACTACGACGCCACGCTGGCCATCCCCGAGGCCGTCGCTTACGCCTTTTCCAAGGGCGTGGACTGGGGCGTGTACACCGTCGACCGGCAGAGCCAGCTGCCCGCCATCCGCAAACTCGGCATCCGCCGCATCATTTCCAACGTCTCGCTCAAGGTCCCCCAATGAACATTCCAAGCGATCTGAATACCTTCATCCCGTCGATGGTCGGGGTGGGTGGCACCTACTCGATCACGGACGGTGTCGGCCGGATCTACTCGCCGGCGAGCGTGTCGACCAAGTACGAAAAGAGCGTGTTGGTCGGGCCGGGCGTTAAGGTTGAAATGAAGCTGTTTGCGCGGGCGATCAGCGGTGTCGGCGGCGCGGTGGCCATCGACTACCTGCCGCTGGGGCGCGGTGGCGGCAGCGTTGACATTACTTCGCCCGAGTGGCGTGAATACGTGGTGAGCTTCACCACGCCGCTGAGTTCGCCGGAAAACCTGCGCGTGACGTTTGCCATCGGCAACTTTGCCGCCATGGGCGCCGGCACCTTTGAGTTCCACACCCCCCGTATCCGTATTGGCGACACCGACCTGGGCGCGCCCCGCATCTTGGCGCGTGGCCTGATCCTGATCGATTCCGGGGTGCCCTCGCTTAATACCAACTATCAGGCCGACGGCATCAAGGGGTTGAGCTATGACGCCGCCACGGCCTCGCTGACCGTGAAGATGCGCGGCAACGACGGCGCCGGTATGCGCTTGCACCCACTGATGATCGCGCAGCTGACGGACGACAACACCACGCTCATTGGGCGCCGTCTGCATGCCTTGTGCGGCCGCTACAACCGCGACGACGGTACCGCCAAGGTGACCTTCGTGGACGGCGGCACCGGACAGCTCCAAGACATCAGCGGGCTTGGAAATATATACATGACATTTAGGGCTGAGATTTAGCCACTGTTGCGTTCCAGTACTGAGACTTTGTGATGCTGTCAGAGTTTGGCTTGTAGTAGGGCTCATTAAGAGTTAGATGTGGTCTTTCCCAAGCGACATCCTTTCGTACAACTCTTGCAGGTGTTCCAACTATAACGCAGTTATTAGGGAAGTCGCCTTTTACGATGCTGCCGAATCCAACCACTGAGCCTTCACCAATTTCTGTTCCGCCTAGGATCGCCGCCCGAGCGCCTAACCACACATGGTTTCCAATGATGATTGGTTCGGGAAGGTTTATCCGATCTCCAGTTTTAACGCAGAAGATAGGATGGGCGTCATCACAGCGCACCTGCACGGATGATGCGATCATGCAGTCATTTCCAATAATTACAGAAGAATGCTCTGCAGTAGAAATGTAGGTGTTGTCTGTGCAAGTTACACCTTGTCCAATTGAAATCGTGCAGCTTTCGCCGATTCTGATGAACCCCCTGAAAGTGCTCTTTCCTATGAAGCAAGTGGCGTTATTGCAGTCAAAAGTAATAGTGAGGCTAGCGGTTCTGAAGCCTTCTTCCACTACTAGTTTGTTGTTTTGGCCCCGAAACGTGATGCTTACATTGCTTTCGATTGTTCCGGGAAATTCGATTTTGTTTCCGTTGCTGTCTTCGTAATTGCTGAGCTTCTTAATGCTAACTGCCACTTAAACCGCTCCATGGATTTGATCGTAAATCGTAAATTGTAGCGATTTACCAAGAAAAATGAAATGCCTCGCTAGCTGCATCAGCTGATGCGGACATCTGAATATGGGTATAGGTATGAAACAATGGCTAAAATCTCTGCTTCCGATGTAGGCGGCTCCAGCGTCCTGCGCTTTCTGGATCTCATAGCCTTTTCTGAAGGCACCTCGACCATCAAAGGGAGCGATGACGGCTATAACGTGCTGTATGGCGGAGCCCTGTTTAGTGGATACACCGACCATCCGCGGCGCAAGCTGACCTTCCCAATCAACGGCAAGCAGGTAACCAGCACAGCCGCCGGCCGGTATCAGTTGCTTGAGCGCTACTGGGACGCGTACCGAGTCAGCCTTCGCCTGGCTGGCGGGTTCACGCCAGAGAATCAGGATCGCATAGCGCTGCAGCAGATCCGGGAGCGCCGGGCGCTGGACGACATAAAGGCTGGACGCATCCAGCAGGCGATCGCCAAGTGCTCGAACATCTGGGCCAGCTTCCCGGGCAATACCTACGGCCAGAACCCGCATCGCCTGGACAAGCTGATCAATCACTGGGTTGAACTAGGCGCGAAACTAGCGTGAGCTGGCTTGGCGCTGTGCCGGCCTGGTGCTGCTGGCTGATCGCCTTGATACTGGTCGCTGGCGGCCAGCAGTACCGGGTGGTGGTGGCCGATGGCGCGACTGCCAACGCCATGGTGGAGGTTGCCAAGTCGGCCCAGGCCTTGGCCGACTACCGCCTTCAAGTTGCCGACCGCGATCGGCGCGCCGCGGCCCAGGCTAGAACAGAAGAGCAGCGCCGCCAATCCCTGGCGGACGAGGAGGGTGAGAGTGCACGACAGAAACTGGAACTGGCCCAGGGCCGCGCCGCTGTTGCTGAGTCTGCTGCTGGTGGGCTGCGCGGTGAAATCGCCCGACTGCGCGCTGGCCGATCAGCAACCTGCGACACCATCGCTGCCCAGCAGCGCAAGGCAGGAGCCTCTGCCGTCGTGGTGCTTGGGGGATTGCTTGAAGAGGCTGACCGAATGGCGGGAGACCTCGCGGCAGCGCTTGAGCGAAGTCGAATAGCTGGGCAGGCCTGTGAAGCAGTTTCCGACGGGATGAAGCCGCCGTAACCAGTGCCTATACTTTGCTTTCACCGACATGGAGCGCGGCAGTGGACAAGAGAACCTTCATTGGGATGGTCGAGGCCGGCGAGCCACTGATCCAACAGGCTATGGATGCCCTGCGTGAGTATCATCAAGCCCAGGACCGGGGTGCACCGCCAGAAGAAGTGGAACGCCTACATCAGCTTGCTGAGTCTCTGTTCCAGGTGGTATCCGACTATCAGTTTCGGGTAATCGCCAAGGCGCGCGGCAAGGATTTGCCGCCGCTGCACTAGACCACCCGTTGCCGGGTAACTGTTGTAGGTAGTGTATGGCAGCCACCCGCGCCGCCATGGTGCTCTCCGACTTGCTCGCACGGGCTGACGAACGAGCGGGAGAGCTGGCGCAGGCTTATGACCGCGCCCAAATAGCAGGTCAAACTTGCGAGGCGTTTTACGACGCGTTGAAAGATGCTAAACGGGGTAAGGAAGAAGATCTCTAATCATCTTGGCGTACTGATGGAGACCGCGCTTCTCAAGCTCACGGATAAAAATAGGCCATGGTGGGATGTTGCTCATGTAGGGCTCAGCTCCCATAGACAAGCCGCCTCCTGATGCCATGCTCAGGCCGCCACCGGGACTCATCGATAGGCCACCTCCTGGCCCCATTGATAGCCCCCCGCGGGGCCCCATCGAAAGCCCTCCGCCAGGCCCCATTGAAAGTCCTCCACCAGGACCAATCGATAATCCTCCCCCTGGCCCCATTGACATGCCCCCACCAGGACCGGAGTACGCTCCACCTCCAGGGCCCGTATACATGCCCCCGCCAGGCCCGGTGTAACGTCCACCGCCAGGCGCCATCGACTGATTTCGATTCCACATATGCATTCCCTCGTTATGTGATAGACAGCACATATCGTTCCTACATTAATCGACTAGGTGTGTGGAGCGAAAGTCTCTGACTGATCGAGGATTTCTGACCAAGCCCACGAGCCGTCTTATACTGCGTACGTGAACTGACAGAGGTAGGGATGTGGACAAGCGCACCTTCATTGGCATGGTAGAGGCCGGCGAGCCACTGATCCAACAGGCTATGGATGCCCTGCGTGAGTATCATCAAGCCCAGGAGCGGGGTGCGCCGCCAGAAGAAGTGGAACGCCTACATCAGCTTGCTGAGTCTCTGTTCCAGGTGGTATCCGACTATCAGTTTCGGGTAATTGCCAAGGCGCGCGGCAAGGATTTGCCGCCCCTGCATTGAAGCCTGGATTTGTAGGCTGTCGAACCACATGAGTGGCTGTATTCAATGCTTGCAGGCAATGAGCATGTTGCGAGTCTGGGTAGTGCTGCCATACATCCCGTACTGCCCAGCCCCTACCATCGCCCCTTGATCGCCAGATCGCTCAAGCACGTCATACCCACGCGCGCCGCATAGGTCTCCTGCTTTCTCTAGGCACATACCCCAGTTCCGTGCTGTGCCAGAGCAATCGAGGCTATAGCCTTCCCGGCCGTCGGCCGTGTAGGTTTTTGACGACGAAGCACAGCCACCAAGGGCCACTACAGCACTTAGCAGCAGAACGCGAATTTCCATGGATATCTCATCCGGTGTTTAGGGCGGGCAAGGATAGCTGGAGCGAATGCCACCTATCCAGTACGGATTGCCCAGGTCTTTCCTGCAATATACGATACTGTATCTATATACAGTATTGGTGCGCTATGTACTTCCTCCTCGTTCGCCGCCGCGAGCACGGCGTGGCCATTGCTTCCGATCAGCTGCGAAAGGTACAGCCCCTGCGGGCCGACATCCACATCGGTGACTACCACAGTGAGCCGCTGGGCCGGGTTTCGACCCAGGCGTGGGTGTTCAACCCGTCGCCCGGGCCCGACATCATCCCCCGGCTGCACGATGCCTGCGTGAACGGCATGGCCCAGCTCGGGATGAACATTACCGGGCTGGAAGAGATCGATGGCGTGCTGTACGCGCAGTCCTGGTGGTGCCGGGCGGCAGGTGATTATGACAAGTGACTTGCCGCCGGCTTGGCTGGACGAGCTGAACGATCAGGTCGCACTGGTCGCGGATCCCGATGGGCACGCAGCGGTGCTCGATGAAATGGCCTATGCAGCGCATCGGCGGGGAGAGGTCGACGATTGCGACCTGGTGGATATGCTAGAGATGGCCGAGGCTGCCAGGCTGTGGGCGCTGATTGAGTATGAAGACGCCGCTCCTCCAGAGTCGAGAAATGGGTTAATGTGGAACTTTGCTATCTAACCGCTTGAAAGATCACCAGTTTACTAGAAGAAAGTCGCCGAAACTGCTTGGTCTGTATTAGCACGCTTAATGCCCAGACCGCAAAAAGCGCGGTCTGGGCATATTTATTACGTTAGTGTCATATTGTCATGGGTACGTTGAAACGCGTTAGTGAGTACTTCAGAAAAATGCGCTTAGCGCCTCGCTTAGTCTTGCTTTAGGTCCGTAGGCAAAAGCGTAGCATGTAAAGCAAGGATTTCTTGGTATATGTCGCCTACGATTTCTATGTGATGCTTAAGCATTGCGGCACTTTCATTTTCAGCGGATAAGCGCAACTCTCCCATGGCTTTAAGATAGGCATCGGCAAGAAGGCTTGCTAATTCCACTACCCCTTTCTGGGCCGGGTTGCCTTGCCAGTCTCGCCATTTTTCATGGAGACTTTTGAGACATTCTCGGCTGACCAATTCGACACCCGGGTCCGGGTCTGCATGGGGGAGGCGTATGTTCATATCCGTTTCCCCGATGAGATGGGTCTTAATCAGAGTGGCCTGCCGCCAAAGCTCCGCATAAATCACTCCAAAACAAATCTTACTTCCTATTCCTGGTTTGTGATCGGCTATGTTATTAAGCTCTTCTTTGATTATTGAGACAAGCCCCATTGTTAGTGCCTCGAGGTAATCACCCGGATTTCTGGCATCTGTGGGCGCACCCTTTACACAGGCTGGCTCAGAAGTGTATTTCTCAAGCTGGCGCCTCAGTTCCGATCTATGAGAATTAATTGCATCCCAGCTTATCGAGGAAACAGCATCTTTTCCACCACAGAGAGTCGCAGATCTGCCCATTGCACACCTCGTTTTATTAATCGACAAAAGGAATGCTTTTGCGCGGGATGACTGAAGACAACTATTAAACCTTCACTTCGCTTACCTCAGCTTAGCGCAGGCCATAACGTTCGCAAATCGTAGGGCTTCCAGGGTTTGTCTTGTCAAAAGCGATTCCAAAACCGAAGCGGTGGCCCTTGGGATTTGCGGTCTGTAGCAGTGCCGTTTCGTATTTTTTTGGAATTGATCCCGCCGCTGGCCTCGTATTGATTGGGAGATTGTCTTGAAATCCGTTGACAGGACGTCTGAGCGACCCTCCTGCAGATGCTTCAGTGATCAGAGGGTGATACCAATTTTGATACCACTCGCAGGGGTGAGGCGGGGGATGGAGGGGTGTTTAACCCAGCAAAATCAACCTCTTATCACCGGCGAACACCCCATAAAAACTGCATGGTGATGTTGGCGGTAGAAATCAAGTGCTTGTCCTGCGGGGGTTCCAGAGGTGTATTTAGGCCCTCGTGTCAGTTTTGGGCCAATTTTGGGCCAATTCGACGCGGGGCGGCAGCTTCTCCAGCTCCCTCCAGTCCGAGGAGGAGCTGATCCATTTCGCGTATGTAGAGAGCACCATCTCAACGCTATGGCCGAGCTGATTCGCGATGAACGCAGGGTTCATCCCAGGCATCAGGCACAGGGTTGCGTAGGTGTGGCGGGTGTCGTACTGACGGCGATCACGGATGTCCAGCGCTTGAGCGCTGATTTGAATGGGGGGATTGTAACACTTGCATCGCAGCTCCACAGCCCACCTTTGCTTGGTTGGACCACGAAGGGCCTCGGGCAGGCGATATCACCAAAGGACCGTGTGCGTTGTGCAATGCCTCTTGACGCACGCCGAAGCACGCTTCACCTCTAGGGTAAGTGGAACGTGCGTTGCCCTTAGTGCCCGAGGTGAAGCTGTTTGTACCGGATCATAAAAGCGGGCTTACCCTCGGATCACCTTAAGGCGCGCCCGCCCAGCGTCCGTGATGGCGTTTTCGCCTTCATCGCTGATGCGGTAGCGGCCGGACACTGACTGTGTAATGGTGAACCTCACCAGTCCGCTCTTGGACAAAGCCTCACCCACTTCAAAGCTCATTGCACGCTCTAGGTCGAAGATTTTTGTTTCTCCGATTTTATAGCGGGCAAACGCAATCAGCGCCGAATCTATCGCCGCTTGGTCTATCACCTCAACACGCATTTGACCTCCTGGTCTGAATCGCCCAGGTCCTTGCGGTTAACGGACCTGGAAGTTCGTAGAATGCACAACGCTACTACGGAGCCGGGCGTGTTAGTTACTGGCTTTGCGTCCATGCTGGATGGGTGGCCAGTCATGATCGTTAGTTTTAGTCTGCGTGCGGCGCTGCAGTGTCTGTTAACGACATCTCTTTTGGAAACACGTTGATAAACGCACTAATAGCAGGCTTATCGTCATCATCGATATTGATCTTCGGTGTTTGCGACGATCGACTGATGTCCGTTGCAAAATTAGCGGCCCTCAGCGCACGTTCGATTTGCTGGCTTCCCGGGCTGTCATACAGCACTGCCTGAACGCCCGTGGCCTCTTTGGTGAGCATCAACTGCTTTATTTGTACCCGCACGCCCGCTTTGGTCAGGGCAACGGCGATCTGCTTGGAGAACGCCAACGCTTCGTCGTCGTTTCTGACGATATTGAGCAGTACGGTTGGGGCTACTTTGTCTTTGGCGAGCGCTGCCGCCAATGCCTGGAACGCGGCCTGTGCCTGCGCTGTCAGCTTTCTGGGCCGCAGGCGATGCTCTATGGCCTGGCGCTCTTTTTTCGCGGCGTCCAGCTGTGCCGTCAACGCCGCATTCTGTTGCAGGAGTTCTTCGATTTTCAACTGGGACTGGGCGGCGGACTGGTTGGCTGTGGCGATCAGTTGGCTGGCCTCGGCCATGGACCTGTCGGACTCGCTGCTTTGCACCTCGGACGTCAGGTGCGCCAGGATGACCGCGCAGGCCGAGACTAAGGCGGCAATGATGGCGGTTGTTGTAGCAATGCTGTGAATAAGGCTGGCGTTATCTGCTGAAATTTCTGGCATTAGCGTGCTCTTGAAATTTAGTTTCCATGATTTTGCGTTTTTGATTTCGCGGCAGATTGCCATAAATTCACCGTGCAAGCGACCTCTGGCGTCGACTGTCGGTGCTTGATTTGGCATGACGTGATGGCCTGCGTGAGCAAACGAATAACGCTTTGTTTACAGGTGATTGCCAGTTGTCCGATTCAGCTCACATTTCGACTGAGTACAGTTGCGCGCCGTTTGCCTTTGGCTATGGTGGCTTTAGGTATACAACTAAAGTCGTAGGAGGGGCGACATGCGGATTCGCGGCGACGTTTTCTGGGGCTGGGCTGACCCAACGCTTCACCATCGGACTCACGACGAAACGTTAAGTGACGGCAGCTACATCGATGTCCAGGTGCGACTGTCGCGAACAGGCAATACGCAGATGTTCATCGGGGTTTATGCCCCCAGTGGCATGGCCATTCACGAAGAAGCATTCGATTCGCGTCCAGGCGAGTCGATGACCCGTGCCTTGGCGTGGGGCGTGGGCAGGGCGCGGCGGATAGCAAGCGATGCGATTCCCGTGACCGAACAGTTCGCCTGCGCTAAGTAG